AGTCTTCAAACTCTTCCACTGATTACTATCTAAAGTGTTAATAGCAGCTATAGCTTCTCTTTCACCTTGCGAACCTTTTCTATAGAAGAAAAGATTAAGCATATCTTTGTCATCATCAGCTCCGAAGATAGCCCTAATTCTTTCATCCATACCTATCATATTAGGGCCTAACCCAGCATCAGGAGCGACTTTAATTCGCATATAAGGAGATGTCTGAATAGGATGACGGGCTACAGTAGCATATACATCCTGACCTGCTTCTAAAGCTGTTCGTATCCCCTCATCACGAATACGACTAACCATCTGCTTAGGAATCAAAGCTTCAAATGGATTGTCTGGCACAGCCCTGGTTTGTAGGAATCCAGAAAGAGCCATTGGATCCACACCACGAGCTCTATAGAAACCATCCTTACCAAAGAGGACTGAGTAAGTATTCTCAAAGTGTTCAGAAATAGCTTTACCTAAAGAAGCTTGGTTTTGATTAGAAGCTCGTATAACACCGGCTAGAGACTTCTCATATTCAGTAGTACTATAAGCTAGCCCCTCACCAGGCTCCTCATAAAGATTAGAACCTCCACCATAGGCTGCTTTACCAAGGACAGGAATATGAGTGACTTCCATATCTACCCCACCAACTCTAGCCCAGACAGGCTCCTTTAGCTTAAGAGAGAAGTTCTCTTGTATATCAGTTCTTGTAGGATCAAAGATAGTTCCAGCTCTATCCTTCATAGTTCTCAAGGCTGTGTCTACTCTACCTCCCATAGCTGAACCTATATCAATCACATTACCCATAGGTTTAGTAAAATCGCCAGAGACAAAGTGATGGGCAAAGGTAGCAGCCTCAGATGGATCCCCTTGGAATTGAAGGCGACTAAGTATATCTTTGATACCTCCAATATGTCCAGACCTAAACATTTCAGAGAACAAATCAAAAGTAGTAGCTACACTATGAGAAACATTCCTACGAGTAGAATCCCAGAATGCAGCTGGAGCTGACATAGCATTACGCTGCATAAAGTCTAATAGGTTAGTTGATTTACTTTGGCGGAATGCCTCAAACAATTCGTCTTGAGTTCCAGGTGCTTCTCTTAAAGCCAAGTCACCTATACTATCTAAATACTTTTGAGTTCTTTCTGTAAGATATTGAATACGTTCAGATCGATATCCTCTATCTAACAAAGCTTGAGAATCTTCCACAAAGGATAAACGATCTCCCCAATGGGCCTTAATACCTTGGGCATTCAAATCGGACATATACTTATTAAGTTCATCTAAAGCATTAACACTTCCTAAAGATATATTAACATTAGAAAGGTGTTCCGATACCTCAGCTGCCTGTTCTAATATCAATCTAAAAGGATCTGACACTTTAGCTTGAGTATAATGAAGTGGGGCTATAGCATCTACATAACTTGGTATAGCAGTCTTCGTGTTAGTTAGCTCCCCATATAAATTCATTGTATCTCTAATATTGGAGAACTCTGTATCGGTGGCAACTATAGCTAATCCTTTTACACCAGCTACATCTACCTTAGCTCCAGTTTCTATCGGATACTTCTGTCTTAAGGTGAGCTCAACGTGATCACCAACTCGTTTTGCTTTCTCGATAAAGTTTTCTGGTGCACTGGCAGTAACAGGTTCCAAGCCAGAAAATCCAATTAGTTGATCAGGACCAAAGGCTTGAGTCTTAAATTTCTCGGTATCTATATGAAGTTCATTAACTCTAACAGTAGTTCTGGACTCCATTCCCATATTAGAATACTTCTCGTGAAGTAAGATACCACCTTCACCTAATCCACCAACTTTACGAAGATCTTGTAAGATACCTTTCTGAGCAATTGTTCCTTCAATCTTAGTCCAAGCAGCTTCAGCAGCTTCTCTTGATATTCCAGAGTCAGCCATAATTCTATTTATAGCTGTTTCTCTATAGGCTGGGAGCTTAGCAAGATCATCAGGTAGATCTCCAAACAAAGACTTCATCTGAGGACTAATACCAGCTACAGACATTCGTACTTCAGGCACACCACCTATAGCTTCAACAGCTGTAGTAGTAACTCTTGATCTCCAAGTAGAAGGTATAGAGTTGGCATCTAATTGAAGTTCCTTAGAGAACGATCTATAAAAAGAAGACTGCTTGGCTAAAGAAGGCATACCTCCTACTGTAAATAGTTCAGAAGAAGCATACTCATACACACCTTTTGCTGTGCCACCTTCAGAACCTATACGAGTCATACCATTAGTTAGCATCCTGTGAAGGATACCAAGTTTATCAGTAGCTGTTAGTTCACTAGAAGACTTACCTCCAAATACAGGAAGACTTGAAGCAATTGCTGAGCGGGATCTTAGATGTAAAGCCTGAGGAGATAGGATAGATAACTGAGACTCTGTATGAGTTGCCATCTTAAAAGGATTAAGAGGATCAACCCCACCGAAGTAGCCAGCTCGTTTTATATCTTCCTTAAGAAGTTTCCACTCATGATGTAAGTGCTGAGAGGCAAATATATCTAACTGAGAAACTTTCTCACCATCATAAATTCTACGTCCTACTCCTATACTTTCAAATTGTTTACCCAGTCTAACAGTTCCAGTATTGGGATCAAAGATAGGTATTGTTAATTCCTTCAACTCACCGTTAGAACGCTTTAATCTAATACCAAGTAATTTACCAGTTTCACCCTTCACAGTTTGTTCGGCCACTACAACAGCTGACTCAACGGTCTTATTCCAAAGAGCTGATCTAATAGCATCAGCTACTTCAGGTCTCTGTGCTGATAGTAAATCAAACCCTTCGTGGAAAGATAGTTCTTTAAGAGCTGGCTTTTCCATTACATCGGCAGCAATACTTACTTTACCAGCATCTGTAAGATTAGTAGCCCACCGCATTCTCCTATTAAACTCATCTACGAATCTTGGATTGTTCTTGCCAGCCTCAATCATAGCAAACAACTGATCATCAGGAACAATAGGGAGGGTAGTTAGTTGAGTTTCACCAGCCAGCTGAGTTGGAGTAGCAGATCTTAAATGAGCTCCCTGAACAGCATAAGTTAATAAAGACTTCTTTGTAGGATCTTTGATAAGCTCTTCAAAGGTCTTAAAAGATGCTTTGATGTCCTTACCAACCGGTTCAGTAGTAACAGAGAAGAAGTCTATAGCTGATTGGTCAACCCAGTTCTTAAGAGCTGGGTTCATATTACCTAAGTCTATACTTCCACCATCAAGAAAGTCTCTTACTTCTTTATATTGTAGCTGGGAATCCCTCTTAAAGAAGTAAGGCATTCTACGAACAAAAGCATCTCCAGCTCTATGTAACCTTGATGCTGAAGTAACTAACCCAGGAGCCGCAGCGCCCAAAGCGCCAATAATAGGAGTAGTAATAGCAGCTGTTCTAAAGTATCCCCTATTCTCATCACTCATCTGGGCTGGAACTAAGGCCGCAGTTATACCTGTAGCTATAGCAATACCAGGATGCTTGGTAGCTAATTCAACGATAGGAGTAACGAATTTTCCGAATAAAGGCATTGTTGTAAATAAAGGACTTACGGTATACTTGGTAGTTAGTGTCTATTACTTAATCAAAATCGCTCATATTGACTGCCAGAGGGCTTTAAACCCTATTTTAATTGACGCTGTCGTTCCTATACTCATCTGAGTTCCTACGAATGTCTCTCATTATCGCTTTGTCACCTTGTTCATCTATATTGATAGTGACATTGGAACCACCAGTTCTGGAAGCCTGGGTAGAGGAAGTTACTGCTGGATTCTTGTCTTGACCTTCTTGGATTATCCTTTCAACGGTCTGCCTAATGCGTTCAGCCGTCTGCGGGGAACCACCTGATGTAAGCTCTCGAACAGCCCCGTCCACATAGGGTTTCCTCCAGAGGAGCGCAGCTCTGTCATCGTAGATGTTGAAGTCGTGGTAGTCATAGCCTTCATTTTGAACGATTTTAAGTTTGACATCCTCATAATCCAAGCCTTCAAACCATAACGGAGAATCAGCGCCGGGGAGGTTAAATCCGAGTGTTGAAAACGTTTCAGCAATCTGTTTAGATCTGACGAAGTCACCATACGATAGAGAGGTTTTAGCATTCTTATATTCTTCTAGGTTTTCTTTAGTAAATAGTATACCACCTTCTTCAATAGGAGGTGTATCTTTTCCAGCCGCTTTGGCTAAGTCAGTGTCTTGTTTAACCCACTGGGCTGTAAGGGCACGGGACATCTCGGGAGTAACAGACTTAAGAATCTGTACACGCTTCTCGGGATCTGTCTCTTGAAGGAATGCTGAGAAGTAAAGTCTTTCTCTTCGAGGTAGGGTAGTAGAAACGAACTGAGGGTTTCCAAATAGGTTCCCCCCAATATTAGTTCTTTTACTCTGGCTAGTATACCTACCCTTAGCTGTTGGATGAACATCAGCTTGCATATAACCACGCAAGTATGCCAACTCATCTGACAGCGAATCTAATTCTCTATTATGCTGTGCTTGGTCGGAGATTACAGCTTCGCCAGAGATTCTCTTCCATAGCCCTCGAGTCCACGGACCTATCATATCGTGAATAGGATGTTGCCATCTACGCATACGAGTACCATAGACTTCCTGTTCTTGATATTGAGCGATGGCAGTTCTCTCTTGCCATAACTTTGTATGGTAAGGGGTAGGGAGAAGACGAAGGGGGCCGCCCTCTCCCTGGAAAGATAGAGTCTCAGCATACTTGCCCAAGGCTCTACCAAACTGGCCGTACATAGCTTGGGCTTCTGAGCCAGAAAGATCTTCTCTCATCCTGGCTAAGCCTCTATCAACCATCTCTTTATTTATATTTACATCGCCATCAAATATTACGGCTCTCGCTTCAGTACCGTGTGTACCAGCTCCCTGAGGAACCACCACAGACACTGAAGTCCCCACTCTATCCTGCAAATAATGTAATAGATCTTGTTGTTTATGTTCGACTTCTTCCACCACTTGATTAGCCGTAAAATCATTGTGCTGGCCCAAGGCAATAGCAGATAGATCAGCAGCAGATAAACCGACGGAACTAAACTGAAATGTTTTTCCAGGGAACTCCTCCAATTCTACACCTTCTAAGGTAGCCCTTTTAATCGTTCCAGTAAGACGCTCTACGGGCTCGGTGAACCTCCGTTTATCGAACTGAACAGTAGACTCTTTCATCTGTCTAACTTGCTCTTCAGTTCGTGCAAACTCGATAGCTAATCGGGAGTCCTTTTCAGACTCCTTTCTGATCTTAGCTTTATACATCATATACTCTTTTGAGTAAGGAGCTACGTCAGCTAAGATCTTATAACGGTAGATATCTGGATATTGATCTGGTCTAAGACCTTGGAGTTCAGGATGAACAGAAGCATAACCTGCTCCAGGAAGTCTGGCACCACCTTCAGGGACTTTGACATAAGGATCGCCAGTCCTGAAGTTAATCATATAATCTTCACCAGGCAACCACTTAGGCATGGTGTTAGGTATTTCATTAGCCTGAGCTAATAATCTTTCTGGCTGGATAAATCTACGAAGTGGTTCTGTATATCCAAAGGGAGCTACTTCACCAGGTATAGGAGCCATACCTGCACCCAACTCACGCTGGTAATAAGAAGAAGACAGATTTGTCATCTGTCTACTACCCTGAAGGATTACATCTTTACCTGGAGTTTCTTGTGGTCCGACTTCTCCATATATAGTAGTGGCAATGAAACCAGGCAGACCTGTAAACTCAGCAAAGGTTAACGCTTCCCTTTTAATAACATCTTTAAATGAGAACTCTTCTCTGGGAGTAGAAGGAGCAAGTCCATACAAACCAGTATTAATATCTCGCCCTTCAATCTTGATAGGATTAATCTTAAGGTCACTTAATCTATCATACACATCTTCCATTGCTTTATCTGGATCAGCAAAGAATGGTCGGCTCTTGACATGAATTATATCCCAGCCTTTACTCTTTAAATAGGCTTCTCTTTCTTTGTCTCCACTTAGTTGATGCTTAGTATGATGATAACTGAATCCCTCAGATTCAATGGCTAATCTCTTTCCATTGTCCCCACTTACTACGAAGTCTAATCTATATTTACCTTCTGGTTCCTGAGTAGTTGCAAGATAGCCGTGTTCAGCTAAATTCTGCAGAACCATAGCTTCTAACTTAGATTCTATAACAGGACCCTTAGGCTCTAAGCGTGGACTATAAAGAGTATAGTCACTATCATCCCACTCACCCTCATGCATCCTGACAGGTGGCTTAACAATCTTACCTATAGTAGCAGCAAGAAATGTGCCAATTAAAGGGACATTGGAAAATGCTGGAGATGTAATAGGATAAGGTCTATCTTCATAGTTCTTCTTTTCCAACCAATAAGGATCTCTTAAATATTTGATTGGATGTAATAAGGGATGATGTGCCCAGTATTCTTCCTGGGATCCGTATGTAGCAACCATCTCTGGTTTAGTCTGCATAAGACTATACCAGTGTGGTCTATAATATTTTATTCTTCCACCCTGGAATGGGGTAGAACCTATTTCCCACCAACGGCCAGCTCTGATAGGAACATCTTCTTCACCAGAATATATACGCTCTAATTCAGGAGCTGTCTTCCGACTACCTAACATTCCTGGAAGAAATGGAAGGGCAAGAACCCCTCCGATTAATGCTCCTGCTATAGCTGACTTTCTAAAAGCTGCTCTTCGTACTGGAAAAGATTCAAACTGTTTTATACCACTGGCAACCCCAGCCCAGTGAGCAAAACCACCAATTACAGCTCCAGCAATCGGTATAGCTAAAGGACCATATTGTGGTCCCGGAACTACAGACTCATAGAAGTCTGTTACTTTCCTGGCTCCAGGAATAGTATCAGTTAACTGAGCTCTAAGTAAATTAAGCTTAAGAGGAAGACCAGCTACTGCTTCTTCTGGTTTGTTATTAAGCTTGTAGTTTATATAACGAAGAGCAGTAACACCTAAATAAGCAGGGATAACTCTTTTGGTAAATAGCTCGTTTAATAAACCACCACTACCAATGCCTGGAATATGGAAGAGCTTATTATAAGATCCAGATCTTAAACCTAACCCTATATCTCCAAGAAGACGTAGTGGTCGTTCAGCAGCATCGAAAGCTATTCGAGAAGCTGTATCAACAACAGATTGAGCACCACCTATAATTCCAGGTCTACGTCCTAATAATGGCTGGAAATACTTTGATTCCCCACCAAAGGCTTGTCTAAACGAAGAACCTTTAGTAATAGGATTACGAAGATAGGTTCCCTCTCGACGCTGCTTCCAGATGGAAGGTATTAGATCTTTCCATCCTTCAGCAAAGCTACGAATTTTAACTTCTTCTTTAAGATCAGCCCCATAGCGAGCTGATGAAGCAGCTAATCTTCCTCGTTCTGCAAACCTAATACTATAACCAGGTTTACCCTGTAATTCTAAATAAGGTGAAGTAGGTTTAGTTCGCTTAAAGGTTAAACCTTCAGCGAACTCTCTATCCCTAGGATCTATTCCTAATAGACGCTGAATATGAGCGCCCATAGGTGTAAGCGAATCACCAAATACAAGACTCTCAGGCTTAAGAAAAACATCATCTACAAGGTGAGAAGACTGCCACTGAGATAAAGAGAAAGTCTTGAAGATACGATTTGGTGATCGTTCTTCTACCTTCTGAAGTGTATGGTATAAATTTTCAGCAAAACCTGGCCATTTCTTAGTAGCGTATTTACTACCAGCAAACACACCAATACCTGCCACTAATGCAGCAGATAATCTAAATGGACTGTTTTGGGGAACGTTTAAAAGAGGGAGGGGTTTCTTAAATCCAGTAGACAAACCATTAGCATCATTAGAATCAACGAACGTTTTGGTGTTGTCTGCCATGCATGTTTATCTTCGTTTATAGGACTTACTTTCATTCTTTCTATCAACTGCTATCTGTTGAGTTTTTGTTAATTCCTTCTTAGGTTTCTTAGCAGCTTCAGGAGAAGTATTAGGGTTTGTAGGATTCAGAGGAACACCAGAAACAAACTCGGCTTGAGCAACTCTGGTAAGAAGAGTCTCACTATCCCAAGTGTCTATTACTTCAAAAGGTATCTTAAATACAGAAGCAACAAATGCTTGAGCACAATATAGAAAGCTTTTTACTTTCTCTCTGCTTTCAGCTAATGGTCTAGATATAGTTGTGAACTCACCAGTGAAAGGAGTATTAGTCATTTCATTCTGGTATATCCACATCATAATACCGGCTAATAATTCAGCTGGATCAGGACCCGATATCATAACCAAATTATAAACTTCTAATGCTTTCTCAGCAGGGCAGGCTTGAAGAGATTGAATTCTTTTATATTCTCCCCAAGTGAGAGACCTCCAGGAGACACTCGTTCCTGAAGGCCAAGTGGCAAATCTAACTACCATAAGGATTATAGATCGGCTGAAAGCATCTCAATCTTCTTTGGATCTATGAAGTCTGAGAGCTCTGTTACTATAGCAAATAAGGTAGATGGAGTTCCTGCTGCCCCAGTCCTTAGAATTGTATCTGTAAGCTTTCCACTCTGTCCCACATTGGTCCAAAGACATGCCCTAACTATTGAAGCAATCTGCATCTCTAATTCTGGGTCAGATGTTGGAGTTGCCATACTCTGGATACCTTTCTGAATCTGAGAGAGTTCTAATCCACTAAGACCTCTAAGAATATAAGCTCTCTTACCTCCTGCCATAGCATCAGGAGCAAAAGCTCTAATACGATTAATAGGTGCCTGAGACTTCCAGGTTAGAATCATCTCTACTGAAGGAGCCCCATCTAATGTGGCAATAAACTCAGCCATAGTTGGGATATGTGGTTCTGCTGGTGCCGCTGTTTCTGTTACTGCTTGTTCTGTCATTGTGACCTCCAGGGTCTATTATACACTATCTTAAGCGACGGGCAATAAAACCGTAGCTATCTAACAAAGTCTGTCCATCTGGTGCTATAAACTGCTCATTAGATATAAGCTTACACTTCTCTATATACCTAAGTCTTTCGACTCCAGTAACTGAGTTACCAAAGGTAAGCCTTATATCGAATAATATATCTTCATATACAGCGTTAGCAATACCATTAATATTGGTATTACCCTTTAATTGTTGCTCTCGTAGATTAAAGAGCTTATTCTGTTGATCTGAACTTAGGGCTGCTACAGCTGTATAAATTTGAGAGAGTAAATTATTAGCTAACTGAGTTTGATTAACAGCCGTCCCAGAACCTATATCTTCTGAGCTAAGACCTTGTCCTGGAGCCGTAGTAGAAGAACTATTACTTGGTTGAACAGCATTAGGATTATTATTAGCTTGCTGTATGAGACTATCCCTTGTAGCCATCATAGTTAGTATCTGAGCTATTTGATTAGCCTGGGGGGAGTTAATATTAAACCCATTACCTTGAAGATTACTATACTGTTGTAATACAGTATATAAATAACCTTCGCTAACAAAGTTAAGACTAAACTGCCCTTGAACTAATGATCTGCCTTGAGCATAGGCATCGACAAATCGACTGGCATATCCATAAGTAGGAATAGCATTATCTTGAAGCGCATACTGAATACTACTAAGCTCATCTATAAAAAGATTGCCTATAAAGATTCTCGCACCAGTAATAGTAAAATACTTGTCGTAATCTGTATTAGGGTATATAAATTCTATTGAATCTGGTTGACTGGTTATTGCTTGGCTTAGAATAGAAGATTGGGAAGGATCAACAACAGGAGTTGTGTTACCTATTGGTGTACTACCAGAATCAGATGCTGCAACTAAAACAAACTGATATGGGTCTGTCTGTCCTGTAACTGTAAAACTTTGGTTAAAAGATATGTAACCCGATGCAGTAGCTGTTAAACTATAAGTAGCCCCTTGTATTAACGGAACATTACTGGAGGCATTACCATTAGGATCTGAATACCCATTATCAATTTGAGCTCCAGTACTTGTAGCAAGTGACCAAGTAATACCTCCTATACCAGGAACAAAGGTCATATTAATTGGAGCAGTGGGGGCAGAAATTGAAACTAAAAGAACGGTATATGTTGAAGGAACACTGGAGGAAACTATAGGTATATTAATAGAACTATCTGCATAACCTGTAGCTGTAACATCTATAATATAAAGAGATATTTTTCCTAAGGTAAAGGAAATCATACCATTACCATTAGTAATTAATGGTGTAGAGTCAGTATCAGAATGATTAACCCCATCTACGAATACACTAGCTCCAGAAATACCTTGTCCAGTAGAGCTATCGTTAGCTTGTATTGTGACTTGTACACTCATAATTAGGTGTATATATTAGTAGATGGTATAGCTGGATTGTTACTACCTTTTAGTAAACTTCCGACGGTATTAAACGGTTCATAATATGTAGATTGTACAAGAGGATTGAATAAAGAATTGTCTTTTAGTAGCATTAAAGGCGTAAAATCCGATGCCATATAGCTTATTGTCTGTTCTGAAAGTAGGTCATTGCTGGAATATACCACACCATCGGTAACAAAGTCAACCCCTAATACTCTTCTCCAGCTGGCATTCCCAAGTTCATCGGCAAATAAAAGAGTCATATTAAAAGGAGGGAGCTGATCTACTTTAACATAGTTAGTATCTACAGAAATATCGTGAGCATTAATCTGCTGGCTCATAAGAAAACTATAAAGGATATCTACTGTAAACTGTGTAAGAACCATAGTACCAGCGATAGTTCTTCGTCCTCTGGCAAAACCTTTTGGGTTAATATAACCAGCTGCTCTAACTGCTGACTTTTCTCTATGTATTGATATGCTAAAAGTTGTAGCTTCTACAAGTTGCTTGGTACCTGGATTAGTATTAGAGGTAGTGGTTGCATTAACTAAATCTACTATAATTTTAATATCAGACCCAGTATAGGTTGTAATATTAGAATCACTTTCTTGGCTACCATAGACAGCCCCATTAGGATTATAAATCTGTGATCCAGTAGCACTGGTAGGGTTACTAACTAAGTCATTTAAGTTATAGGAAACATTAATATTCCCAATGGGAACACCTATACTGGCTTGTAATAGTCCAGCATTGGGATTACCAAGGGTACCTAATTGTGTCTGAGCATTCGAAACAATAGCATTCGCCTGAGCATTCAGAACTATAGGCGAAAGTTCATTTTGATTAGGTTGTTTAGTGGAAAGGGATAGTAACCCACCAGTTAATAATGATGTTAAACCGTTGGAACTATCGGGAAATAGCCCACTAGTAACTATACTTAGGTTGGCTGACATAAGGGGTTAAAAGGAAAAAGGGATGCCAAGCTTGTGCCAAGGCATCCCGGTAGGTATAAAGGAAGGAATTAATAACCAGCTACTATATTGCCATTTTGATCTTGTAAGTACCCGTGGGAATTCTTCCACATCTTATCAACTGTGTTCCACAGAGCACGTTCTTTATGTCGCTGATACAGACCATAACCTACAGAAGCTCCAAGAATAGATCCAACCGCCAGTGCAGTTTGGTGAGCTTTAATGAAAGAACCAAAAGCATTCATTGCTTTATTACTATTCAACAAAGGTCACCTCCTTTTATCCGTTACCAGATATATCTGGGAAGGCTGTCTGAACTGCCTGCCAAGGTTCTACAAGTCTAGCAACCCAGGTAGCCTGCATTTCAGTAACTGCGTCGTCAATTGAAACACCTGAACCTTCATTCAAGATTTCAACTGCGAAGATCTTCATAGTAGTAGCTGCACCAATTTCATTGGTACCGGCTAATGTGATATCAAATGGAAGGATCTGATCTGAATACCAAGGAGCAGCTTCAGACTTGAATCCAGAGACAGAGTTCAAAGGAACTTCTTGACTGTTTACTGTAGCTGGAAGCGGAATAGCAGCTGTCCTGGTAAGAGTAGAAGTAAAGATTGCTGTCTGAGAAAGGAACTGTGATGTAGCTGGAGAATAAGCTGGTCTAATATCGTCCACATTAGCAACGAAAACTCCGCTAGTCTGGTAAACAACATCTAATAGAGCGTGTCTATCAAAGTTGATCCATACTAATGAACCAGCAACACCACGCTTATTACGACTAAAAGCACGGGGATCTGGTGAACCCATTGTATAAACAGGAGCCTTTTCTCTGGTTACACTGTAGCTAATTGCCTGAATCTCAGCAAAAGGAGTATTACCGATAACCGCACGAATATCTGACCCAGAGAATGAGTTATAAGATCGGGCGATCTCGGACTCCATTGAATTACCACCAACATTAATAGCCATATTATGTGACTCCTGAAAGGAACTTCTAAGGAAGGAATTTTAAGAAGAAAGGAGGGAGTACTTATTAGATACTCCCTCTAGATTTTATTGATTTAGATTAATTCCCACAGTTGCATTAAGCTGAACAAGTTCATTAGCAGGAACGAAGCTGACCTGAATACTTGCCTGTCCAATCTTTTGCTGTGCAAGCGTAGAAGTAATCGTGAAGTTGTATGAACTTAGATAACCACGCTTCTGTAGATTTAGCAAATCGGCATCCAAAGCAGTCTTTAAAGATGTCAATGTTAGACCATCAGTGGTGCTGTTTCCGATATAGTTGTCAGCTTCTTCTAATAGAGTCTGAACAACTAAGAACTTAATTCTCTGACGTAGAGTAAAGATATAATCAGATACTGCATTTGCAGCGGTCTTATCGTGTAATGTTACAGGTAGACTTCCAACACCCTTGTAGCGTAACATATTAATATTAGCCTGGGTTAGAGAGTCTAATTGATTCAAAGAGGCACGATATAGTTGCTGAACACCAGCTACCTGTTTATTAGTTAGAGCTTTCTGCTGATCTAATGAACTGGTTAATCCTGCCATAACACCTGCTATGTTACCTACATAGGTACCAAAGTTATTTGACATTAAGCAGTAATCACCTTGTACGGCAATGTATGCTCCAATATCTACCTTATAACCGTTAGCATCTATTTGTGCACCACCATCGTATTCACCACTAATTGTCAGATATAGTCCTGGAGTTCGTCCAGTACCTGCGTCAGTGCAAGCTGCATTCAAACTTCCAGCAGTTGCTCCGACTAAGAGAGGAATACCAAGTAAACCAGTTCCAGAAGTAGTTGGGGGACTTGTAACACCAGTAAGTGCGCTGTAAACTGGTAAGACACCAATCCAAGTTCTGATTGCTGATAGGTTGAAATTGCTCAAGCTAACCGGACCAGAAGTCCCGATAAACCCGAAGCAACCACCGTGATCTGCCTGAGGAGCTTCAGCAGCTGCTTCACAGAATCTTGCCAACTGATATGGAAAGTGCACTTCATGGAAACCATTCTGTTGAACATTACCTGAACCTACTCCAGCTGCTAATCTTGGAGTTGGAGTAGTAAAAGTCTGAGTAGTAGCAGTAACTGGACTTGAATTACCCTGTAGAGCTAATGAACTATGTGATACTGTATTGTAATCCCAGAACACAGTTTCGGATGCCCACTGGTAGCAAGGATTACCGTAGTAGTCAACACCAGTCCAGAGCCAATCAAGAGCATTAGCATTGGTAGCTGGATTGTTAGTAGCTGTTGCAGAATTACTGGAAACATAATAAGCTACGTTAGGGTTGTCAGTAATGACATTTGGAGTATAGACAAAGTCAACTGGGAAACCCTGTAAGATATTCATTGCATTCTGCTGAGCAATATAGAGCTGCCTATTTGTTAATCCAATACCTGTCTGAGGGGCAACATATACTGGAACAAGATCTTGAGAAGTTGGTGATAATGCTAATAGCTGAGTGATAGTTAGAGCATTAGCAATAGTATCTGGGTTATTAGATACAGAGTTATTAATTGGTAAACCACCAACAGCTGTTCCACTAATCGTACAATCACCTGTGTTTACATTATAAGCTGGGTCGTTGGAGTAAACCATACTTCCATCCAGCCAGATAGAAAGTAGTCCATCATTATACCAAACCTGGTAACGAGTAAGATCAGCAGTGTCCACCTGACCAAGAACAACTGAATAACCAGCTGCTGTAGGAACTGCTATTGAACCAGTTCCGAGAACTGATTCGGTAGACACTGTAGACGAAGCTACTTTGATTACACCAGTTGATGTATTAACTGAAGTAATGGCTGACGATGTGACATTATAACCAGATGGGGTAAAACCAGTAGTAGTTAGAAGAGCACCAACAACGGCATCGTCAGGAAGTGGAGTATTAAATGTAAATGAAATTGAACCACTTGAGTAAGTAGCTGCTGTTGCTGAACCCAAGGTTTCAGAACCAGATGTCGTAGCTCCAATTCCAGAAAGAGTTCCCTGTGCTGTTCCAATTCTATAAAGATAAACGTTATCGCAATAGGCTCCTACTTCAGACATCGCCCGAGTAAGAGTTCCATTTAAACCGAATACTTGTGCAGCCGTAGCTTGACTAACTACCTGATAAGGACTATTAGCTGGTCCAATTGCGGAGGTACCAAGAATCAGAACTGATTGATCTGTAGGAGTATTGACTGCGGCAAGGCCACCATCAACGGTGACTACCTGAACTCCAGGCAAGTTTTGGTAGGTAAAAGACATATCTATTAACTCCTATGAGATTCTGGTTTAAGGCTCAGGTATAATATACCTTTCAGCCACTTCAAATTCAGTTTGTGGATTTGGAGGTCCACCTATAGTTACTTCTAAAGTCTCAAGGGTCTTAGCCTCGAATGAACTCATTAATTCCAATCTGACATTGTAAGTCAAAGATCTACTATAAAGTTCCTGTCCATAAGCTCTTTCAAACTTGTCTTCACCACGACTACCAAATCTTAAATCGCTTACTCCTCGAGCTCTAAAAAAACTAAGATCAAAGATGTAACGCATCATAAACTTATGGAACCAAGCTGTTACTTCATTAGCTCGATCTTGGGATAAACTATAAATCGTAAAGTTAGCCAGCATATCTTCCCACCAGCCAAACGTTATTAATCTATAACGCTCTTTAGTAGGGTGTGGCTTATTTTCTCTAAGTGTTGGTCCTTTTGGAACTCTCTGCTTACCATCAGGACTTGTGGCAGCTCGCTGACTACCACCTATATGAGATATAATTACATCAAAACTGGTCTCAAAATTACCATTGTTTTGCTTAGGATAATCCCCAGTTAAAATTGGTGCCTTCTGCCCAGGAGGTCCAGACGACTTCAAATGTAATTGAAAAGCTTCCTGAACTGCATCAAAGAATGTATTCCAATCCACAGCAGGTAAAGGAGTTCGAGTTAAATACAGAGGTTCCCCGATCTCATTAAGCTTTGCCATAGACGAACTCCATTCGAAACTGGTTAGTATAGTCTTTTCTCTGCACTTAAACAGATACCTTTTCTAACCCTAACTCAAAGTATTCTACACGTCCATAAATACCTTGATGAGGAGTCGCACTTCTTACCCTCCAAGATTCAGTTCTGGTAATAGGATAGTAGAGATTACCTTCTGGAGCTACCTTAAGTTCAAAGAGCTTATCTGGAGCTGGACGGGTAGGAATACCGTATCGTTCATAGTCTGGAATGTCATACCAATACATAAATGCCAAAGCCTTATCCGCATCTACTACACCAAAAGGAGCTAACTGACTCTGCTGAGATATTTGAGTAGAACTTCCTAATACTGAGCCGAAGTTTTTGGATATATAGACGAGTTTTTGCTGCTCAGTAAAAAGGTACCCTTCCCCATTACAATAAACACAGTTAGGATCTGGAGAACCTTGATTTGCATCAAAGCACTGACACTTAGTGTTAGATAACTTCCTATAGATAACTGGACGACCTATCCCAGCTTCCTCAAAATCACCCTGCATTATACGGTCAAACCACTCCCTAAGGTCTATAGCAGTCATCTCAGGATACATATCTTGAGATGAACCAGTAACTACCTGACCTCCAGTTGGAGGCTGTTGGTAGTTAGCTGGTCCCTTATATATTATTTTCTGTCCCATTAGGCTGTAGTCTTGATACCAAATTCAGCTGCGTTTACACCTGATATTGTCCAGGCAGTTGTAGTATTTGGATCTACTTCAAAGAACCCTTGATAAGGAGTATAAGCATTTTCAGCTAAAGGAAAATCTGTACCATTATCAGCGACGGTCGTGCTACTCTTAGTAACCGATCTAATAGATCTGGTAGCAGAGTCGTCTTTCTGAGCTCGCATATTAACAGCAACTCCAAAAACTGAAGCTCCAGAAACAGCACCAAATGTATATCTATCCTGATCACTTACAGTAGCATCAGATAGATAAGACTGGTTATCATCTGGTAAAGGTTCATTAATAAAGTTATAATTTGAAAGAGGTGCCTTTTGAATTAATGTCCAAGTAACGTGGTTATCTGTTGTTGTACTTCCCAAAGCACCTGTACTCCAGGTTGGAGGAGAAGAACCAGTTTTATCATCGCCAGTAAAGTTTGTTACCCTCTGGAGATTACCATTGGAGTCTATAATTTGTTGATCTGTAAACATAACTGTTGAAGCAACCCAAGAGGCAGCATTTTGTGTATAATTATTAAGAGTACCATTACCCGTTGGAAAACTAGCTTGAATCTTAACATCACCTAAGTAAGTATTATTTACAGACCCTGATGTGTTCAACAAATACAAATCGTCGTAATATTCTACCTGTTCGGTACCATTGTTGAAAATTACACCCAACACCAACGCCGAGGCACTAGCATTTGATGTGGCTTTCGTATTCTGACCACTCAATTGAATAATGTAGTTTCCATCCACCTTTAACTCAGCCACACCAGCACTACCATCTATTGTTACTTTAACTTCTAAGTAGTGCCATGTAGAAAAACTCAGAGCGTAGGATGTTTGAGATCCTAATAATGCAGAATAACCAGCTGCAAGACCACCACCACGGAAAAACTGAAAGTTTCCTGTTGAGGTAATTAACAAGCCAATCTGACTTGTATTTCCATCCAAAAAACTAATTATAGGTGCCGATGCTACGGGAGAACCAGTCAACTGAAAAGCAAAGCCAGCTATTAAAGTTGTCTGGGCAGATATATTCTTTTGTAAACCAATGTTACCTCCGAATATCTTCAGAGCTGCAGAACCGTTTCTAACAATAGCCGATTGTATAGAAATCTGTGAGCCTAGTCCTAAGATAATATCGTATTTATCTAATACATTAAAATAATGATCAAACGAATCAACAAATAAAAGTGACATAATCTCTCCTATTATCCACTTACCTTAACGCCAAATTCAGCTGCGTTTAAGTTAGTAAGGCTCCACTGAGCACTTGTATGTGGGTCAGTTTCAAATGTAGCTGAGAAACCCTGGAAGCTGTTTTGAGTGAGGGTAAAATCTGTACCGTTATCTGTTGTAGTAGCTCCACTTTTTACAGCTGCTCTAATAAGTCTGGTACCGACGTCATCTTTCTCAGCCCTAATCTTAACAGTTACTCCCCATACAGAACTACCTGTTGCTGCTGGATATAGGTATCTATCTATATCTCCAATTGAAGCATCACTTAGCCAAGCAGGAGTATCATTCGGAGTACCACTATTTACGAAGTTATAGTTAGATAACGGACTATCCTGTATACAAGTCCATACAGCACCACCATCATTTGTAGTCAAACCTACTGTAGCATTCCAGGTTGGGTGGCTACCACTCCCGCTGGTACCGTGAGTAGTACATCTCTGAAGGTTACCATTAGAGTCTACTATATCGGCTCCTAAAGCATAAGAAGTTGAAGCTGCCCAGCTGGCGGATACCTGAGTAAAGTTATTGGTAGTACCATTAGCATTAGGAAGTACACCCACAACCTTAGTATCTCCTAAGAATGTAGTATAAGCTCCACCATTTGTGGGATCCATTACATATAAGTCGTCCATATAACCTGAATTACTAGCACCAGCTAATCCAGTCCATACAAGCTGATTGGCTGTGCTATTAGAACTTACTCTGGTATTCTGAGAGCTCAAACTAATCTGCTGAACACCATCTACATAGAGCTGGCAAACTCCAGCTGAAGGATCAATCGTAACTTTGACTTCAATGTAGTGCCAAGCATTAAAAGACATCATATAACTAGATAAAGATCCTAAGGCTACAGAACCACCCCTCCAAAATTGGAATTGTCCAACAGAATTAATATCCAGTTCAACTTGATTAGTACTGGTATCTTCAAATCTTATTAAAGCTGTTTGGCCAGCACCAGTAAGGTAGAGAGCAAACCCAACTATATATGTAGCTCTAGAAGCAAATACTAAAGTAGCCCCTGCGAAAACACCTAAAGCTAAACTATATGCTCCATTTCTAGCATGGCTATTAGTAGTATAAGTGGTTACAGAAGTCCATGGCTGTGCCAGGGTACTATTCTGATTTCCATATAGGTCAAAAGAGTCTGTAAATAAAATTGAACTTGGCATATGTCCTCACTATCTCTGGTTAGTATACTTAATTACTGAACTGCTAATGTCTGTGGGTATAACTGCCCCATAACAGGTACAGAAGGAGTAAAAGCTGTACTCGCTAGATGGGTATTATTCCCCGTAAGGTTATTATTACCAATGGTTAGAATATGTTGACTTTCTATATAAGTATTGTTACCTGTAAAGTTATTGTTACCTGCTGTATAGGTTAATTGAGTAGCTGGAGTTACTGTATTATTAGAGATAGACACTAGAATCCCATGAGTGTCTGACCCACCATTGCTACAATTACCAACCATTTGCCAAGTTCCAGTAAATGTAGTACTAAAAGTAAATAAAGCAGAGTTAATATTTACAGCGGAGCTATTATTAGCATATACCTGTGTTCCAGTACCAGCTCCAGAAATACCGACAGTCCAAGTACTAGAAGAGTTAGAAGGATTAAAGCATATCGCAAGAAATAAATCAGTTGAGTTTACAGTTGTAATATAGCCACTATAAAGTGCGTTCGCATAGTCTACATACCCAGATGCTCCGTCTAAAGCACCACTTGTAGGAGTTCCACTTAGCTCCAGAATATCAAGATTTATTTCCTCACCTATCGTAGATGTAACAGTAATTGTATTAGCTCCTGCGGCGCAGTTCTGAAAACCCCAAACTGTAACTTGTGAATTGCCTCCACCATTAGTTCCTTCAGGACCCTGAATTATCTGTGAATAAGTCTGTGTCTGACTATCAGCTACAGAGAGCACACCAAGAGCGGTTGCCTTATTTACACTGGCAATAGCAACTAACATATTACCAGCAGTATTATTACTGGTAAAAGTAGCAGCTGCGGAAGTCATTGAACTACTTGTAGCTGCTGTATTCTTATATTGGACAACAGCTACTGCCATTTATTCATACCTCATTAAACAAGCACCAGACTCTTCTCTTTGATATAAAGAACCTGTATTAGCTAAATATCCTACTTTAGAAGCAATGTAGTTATGATTACTACCGTATATTGAAATGGTCAGCTGGGCCCCTTCTGCAACATCATATGCACAAGCAGCAGCAAAACCTAACATAGGATTACCTAAATAACCTATTAAAGGAAATACAGGGCAGGCTGCCGTTGAACCATTAAAATTACCGGTGGTTGGTGATATAGAAGTAGTTACAAAACATAACCAAGCAAACTCTCTAGGAGTAGCCAATCCATTATAATAAGTCTGTTGAAACCATGTATTATTATTAGTTGGGGAAAAGCCAACTAAAAGAGAGAAATAAGAAGTAGTGTTATTACCACTTGTATCCTTACTACGCTCAACACCAAAAACGTTACAATAGTTAGTAGCACCTTGCCACATCATAAATCTTATTTCACCAGCATTGCCAGAAGCATAACAAGGTATTAAAGTACCACCATTATTATTTTGGTTAGTAGCAGAAGTAGTAATTTGACCACCACTACTATTACCTGTCATTGTACCTGTACCATTAGTAGAAGTACCAGTATTTATATCTATAGCAACAGCTGAAGAAGAGTAACCGTAACTCATCTTTATATAGATAGGAGTAGTACTAGCATAAGAATCTGTAGCCTGCCAGATTTCATAGTTAGCAACATAGCTTGATGATGGCAAAGAGGTAATTTTAGTTACTACTCCAGTTGACCCTGATTCAGCCACAGCAGAGGCATTAACTACAGTAAAGGTAGTTCCTGTAAAAGAGGTAATAACAAATGTCCCATTATTAGCTGAATGAGTCATACCTGTGATGTTTAAAGCTCGGCCATTGGCGAGAGCCAGCCCAGTAAGAGAGTTATATGTATAAATTCCATTACTACCTGATACAGATACAGCTGTTAGGTTCATACCAGACCACATAACTTGACCAGTATCATTAGTCTGAACCCATCCAAAAGTCTGAAATGCAATGGACATAAATGTAGACCAAGATACATAGTTAGCTAAGGTTGAGTTATCTGCTGGGCAGTTTGCTGTATATGTTGCCATTTTTTATCCTTATAATGTACGTCTAAACCAATCACAACTTACTAATGAAGGTCCATTACCACTTTCTAAGTCTAATCCAACACCTACTCTAGTTGGACCAGAGGTAAACCAAGCTGTTCTGCTCTCTTGGTACATTAAAAGAAAATTATGTCCATCATTAGAACAATAGTAATATAAATTAGTACCATCATCTTTGATACTTAAGTAAGCGGGAATACTAATATTATAGGTATAACTTGGTTCGCTAGAATAGGATGTCGGACTGTTATAACGAAGTACTCCACAGTTCAGATATCCTGCACCATTTCCCATACTGACTATAGCCATTTTTCCAGAGCTATCACTAATAACTAAACCTGAATTGCAATAATTCTGAGCTAAATGCATTGGACACCACTGAATTACGATTTGCCATGGTGTTCCAGGAGCAGCCTTATAAATATAAGACCAGCTAATACCACTATGGGCTGGAGTTGAAATACATAATAAACTATTAGCTACAGTTGCTGTAGTACTGCCTTGGTTTACCCAAGTCCAAGAACCAGACAAAGAAGAACCAGAAAATTCATCATCTACAGAACCTGCTGTAATAGGTAGTATATCAGGACTATGATATAGACTTGGTATAGCTATAGCATTTGGTAGATTATTAGTATCATAAGCCCCAAGTATATATTGATCAGTACTAGGAGTTCCTGTAGCCCCAGTAGGAACGAAAGTAAAAGTAATTGTTACAGCCTGGGATGTATCTAAGTTAGTAATCTGGTAATATATCATAGTAGATATACTAACATCAGCATTAAACCCAGGAGCTATAGGGCTCATAACCCAAGTAACTGGGAAAGAACCAGAAGTAACTTGAACATCACAACATAATCCATTCTGTGTATAAGCAGTTGGTAAAGTGCCCCAGGCTCTGGCAGCATCTGAAGCTTGGAAAGCAGCCGTAGAATAAAGCTCTACTCTTGCTTTGCAGGAGAAAGTTATTTCTAACAGATCAAAAGCATTAGCTATAGATACAGATCCAGTAGCAATAGCATTAGTAGCCAGAGTACCTGTCGTAACTGAATTCGTACTTCTACCCGTTACAGATCCTGCGTTATTATCCCACTTACTTGTAGCAGAGTTATAGACTAATAGTTGCCCATTAGCTGGAGAGGAAATAGCTACGTCTGTAAGTCCAGCTAAAGTACTGGAACCCCCACTACCACCAGCCCCAACATTTTCAATAGAAGTTCCTGAAGGAGTAAGCATATTATGTTAACTCCGTTACTACAACAGTTCCTGTACTGGCTGAAATAGCATTAATAGCACCCTTCCACACATCAGTAACAAAACTACCACCAGTTCCATCATTAGCTGAGCTACAAGCTTTAAGAACAACCGCATAAGCTGTTATAGTAGGAGTTTGACCCAACCCAAGGAATACAACAGTAGTCCCTGTATTAATAACTATAGCTTCTCGCCGTGCTGTATTTGATGCTAAGATAGAAGCACTACTAGAAGTTACAGATGTAGCAGCTGGGGAACTACTCGTAACTGAAGTAGGGGTTGTAACTACTAAAGCGGGATCTGTTGCTAAAGCAGAAGTACTGGCTGACTTAATAGTAGCCATATTGGATTGTATAGTTGCATCTCGTAAAGCTATACCATTACCAATATAAGTTGTTGCTTCATTGATTGATTCAACAACTCTTACAGTAGCCGTGCCAGTCCAAGCAGCAGTAGATCTAATTCTAACATTAGTAAATCCAGCTGCGCTTCCTTGCCCTGTAAAGTTATTTGTAAATGAAGATGTTGAGTAGCTAGTCCCTGTTTGGTGAATTCCTTGTGCAATCCAAGTACTAGAATCAGGAGACCATTCTACAACAAGTGTGCCCGTCCAAGTTCCTGTAACAAGAAAGCGTACAGTATTATATCCAGTAGATAATGCAAAAGCCGCAGTTGACCCAGCTGTTGGAGTTCCTGTAATAAAAACTTGACTATTAGCATAGGTGTTTGTTACAGAATTTGTATCTTGGGCAGTTATATTTACAGTAGATGGGGAGGTATCATTAATTGTACCTAATCCTATATTCCAAGTTCCTGACTGAGTAACGCCACCAATTGTATTAGAACCAGATGGTAGAGCGGGCAAGGTAGCTAAAGATACAGGTTGTGTAACTTGATAAAACGTGCCAGAAACAGGCAATGGATTACTAGCGGAAACACCTACAAGATTACCACCACTATTAAAACCAGTATATCCAGCATTAGCTGGGACAGCAGAGCCTGTGAGTCCTGCTGCTGTATTACCTGAAATAGAACCAGCAGCAATGTTAATCTTTAGATATCCATTAGAGTCTACTTGAATAGCAGCTTGCTGTTGATTAGTAAGAGTTATAGGGGTTGTATTATACTGACCACCTATAAGTAAAGATTTGGAAGCAACAGTATTTGGAATAACAGGGCCAGAAGCATCAGTTGAAACTGTACCATTAACTGTAGTAAGAGGTGCTGTATCAACTATAACGTGACCTATAACATTAGTACCTGAAGGTAATGCTGGTAATGTAGCAATCGTTACAGCTACAGCAGAGTTAGTGATATTAACATTCTGAGTACTTGGGAAGTTAGAGACAGAAACACTTCCCTGTATGTAACCAGGATGACCAGAGGTTAAAAGTATATTAGTACCGTCTGTAATTTCTACCGAGGCTGGGAAATTACCAACACTTACTGTTCCTGTAACAGTAACTGTCCCATCTATAAGATGATGTGGAGTATGAACTCCCGCAGTCTGAGTAGTTATTAGAGTTTGTACTGCGCTATTACTATCTAATATAGTTATATTATTTGGCATTAGAATCCAAGAGTAACAAGTTCACCACTCTGACAAGGTACATTGAAAGTAAGTCTACCAGTGGCACAAGCATTTGCTACAGGACCGTTGATGTATAAAGTATCAATATGTCGTCTAGAAACAGTAGCATTATAATAGAATATGTCTATATAATCCCAACCTCCACCACTTGGAGTGTATGTCAAATAGTATCTACCATCTTGTTTATCAATTATAGATATACTATCGGAACAGGGTGAATTATTCCTATCAAACAAAATAGTATTAGCACTATACTCATAACTAAGAGGTGTACCTGGATTAACATTAAAGCTACCTATAGTTAGTCCTGTAACTGGGTTACCACTACTATCTAATATACGGAATGCTATATACCTAAGCTTACCGATTGCACCTTCTTCTTTCATGTGGCTATATACAGTTGTAGTAGAACCAACTGAGCCACCCGTTCCTGTTGCAGTTACATTATCAACAGTACTATTTAAAACTAAACTACCAGTTGTTATACCAGCAGTTCCATAAGAGATAACTGGTTCGGTGCTAAATGTTAAACCAGTACTGCTGACGAATACATCAACACTAACGGAAGGTGTAACAGATCCTACACTGCTATTAAGTATATTACCTGTAACAGCTATAGTAGCATTGCCACTCGTGGAAACAGAATCTACGGAACTGGTAATTACTAAGGAACCGTAAGGATCGTTATTTATAATACCATCAGCAGATATAACAACGGATGCGACCGATGATATTATTGTATTACTAGTAACTTGGGTAGATTCACCGACATTTACATTACCCATACTACTGGTAATAGCAGATCCAGTAACTGCTATAGAAGCATTACCAGATTCACTTACTGTTTCACAACTGGAAGTTATTACATTTCCAGTCCCAGCTATAGTACCACTACCAACTTCGGATGGCGAACCAGTAGAAGAGGTAATAGAAGAACCTATTACACCAATAGAGGCTGTACCGGTCTCAGAGATAGAACCTGTTGCGCTTGTTACATTATTACCAGACGCAGCTATATTAGCCGCACCAGATTCGGTAACAGTCCCAGTAGAACTTGTAGTGGTACTACCAGTAACACTTGTAGTAGCAGAACCAGACTCACTAACTGTTCCTACACTACTGGTGGTCGTAGAACCAGTTACAGAGATAGTTGAAGTACTACTCTCAGTAATAGTTCCCGTTGAGCTGGTAAGGGTGTTTCCAGTAACAGCTATAGAACTACTATCTGATTCAGTAGTTCCCATAACTGAACTAGTAATAACATTACCAGTAGCAGCGATTGTAGCCGAACCTATTTCAGTACAAGACCCAACACTACTTGTGATAGTGTTAGAAGTTCCAGCTATAGTGGAAGTACCAGTTTCTGTAGTTGATCCTGTAGAACTGGTAATTGAAACACCAGATACAGATTCAGAGGCATTTCCTTTAGGAGCGACAGATCCAATAGAGCTTGTTACTATATTACCGGTAGCAGCAATAGTTGCTGTACCGCTTTCACTAACAGAACCAATAGAACTGGTAATCGTGTTACCAGTCACAGCAATAGAAGCAGTTCCAGTTTCAGTAGTAGTTCCAGTAGATGAGGTAATGGAATTACTAGTAGCAGCTATTGAGGCATTTCCTTTAGCTGTTACTGAACTGACTGAACTAGTTAAAGTGTTGCTTGTAGCAGCAATACTGGCAGTTCCAGTTTCAGAAATTGTTCCAGTAGAGCTGGTTATTGTATTGCCAGTCTGAGTAGTATTAGCTGCTCCAGACTCAGTAACATTACCTATACTGCTGGTTAGAGTATTACCTGTTGCAGCTATTGTTACAATGCTACTTGCAGTTACAGTGCCAATAGAACTGGTTATTATATTACCAGTAACATTAGTAGTAGCTGTGCTAGTTTCAGATACATTCCCAGTCGAACTGGTTATCGTTGAACCAGTTGCTGCAATTAAACCTGTACCTGTTTCAGTAGTATTACCAATCGAGCTGGTAATAGAAGAACCAGTGACTGCCTTAGTAGCAGTACCTGTTTCGGTGACAGTTCCTGTACTGGAAGTTATAGTATTCGCAGTTACATTTACTGGAGCACTACCTGATACTGTTACAGACCCAATAGTAGAAGTAACAGTATTACCTGTCGCTGCTATATTGGCTGTACCAGTTTCAGTTGTAGTACCGGTGCTACTTGTAATAGTATTGGCAGTAGCCCCAATACTATCGCTAGCACTATCAGATACAACTCCAGCAGTACTTGTTAATATACTTCCAGTGACAGCAATAGTAGCTGTACCAGAATCAGAAACCGTGCCAGTAGAAGAAGTAACCGTTAATCCAGAAACTGCCTCATTAGCAGAACCTTTTGCAGTAACTGAACTTACAGAAGAGGTTATAGAATTACTTGTTACATTTACAGGAGCTGAGCCCGATTCAGTTATAGTTCCAGTACTGCTGGTAATAGTATTACCAGTCTGGGCAATGTTTGCTGTACCAGATTCAGTTGAAATCCCAGTACTGGTAGTAACATTATTTCCAATCTGAGCAATATTTGCTGAGCCAGATTCTGAAACAGATCCTACTGAGAAAGTTACAGTTGAACCAGTAACCGCTATCGTAGATGAATTACTTACAACTACTGTATCAGTAGAGGAAGTAATAACATTACTAGTTGCAGCAATAGAAGAAGATACAGCTGCTATAACAGTCCCTACTGAAGAAGTTATAGTGTTGCCAGTAACAGCAACTGATGCTGAACCAACTTCAGTAGTATTACTAGTAGAAGATGTAACTGTATTACTAGTCTGAGTTATTGTAGCTGACCCAGATTCGGTAACAGTACTAGTACTGGAAGTTATTGTATTAGAAGTCTGGGAAGTAGAAGCAGAACCAACTTCAGATGGAGTTCCAGTACTACTTGTAATAGTATTGCTTGTAACGGCAATACTACTAGAACCTACTAATGTAACTGATCCAACACTAGAAGTTACATTGTTACCAGTAACTGCTATATTAGCAGTTCCAGTTTCAGTAGTTGACCCAATAGAGGAAGTAATACTAGAACCTGTGGCAGCTGAAGTAGCTGATCCAGATTCGGTTGTATTACCAATAGAAGAGGTTGCTGTATTACCAGAAACTGATACAATTGCAGTTCCTGTTTCAGTTATAGACGCAGCTGAAGAAATAATAGTTAGCTCAGAAGCAATTTGAGCAACTGCAACTGAAGCATCGCCAGTAATAGTTACTGAATATACTGAACTAGTTATAACACACGGAGTAGCATTTACAGTAACGCTTTGTGCATTGCCCCAAACAGCTTCTTGTCCAAGCAACGCTACTGTGGGCATACACTTCTCCGTTTAATTATTGGAATTCTATAATTCTCACTCCTTCAGTTTATAGAGGTATTTCTTCCCACATAATACTGCTAGCAACGCTGATAGCCACAGGTGTAGTTGTAGCAAAGAGACCTAAAATTGCTCCGGGAGGTACAATAAAACTTCCATCTATATTTTCAACAGCAGTAGATGGGGCTGGAGTTTGGAAACCTACTGCAGTACCAAGTAAAGCAGTATTATACATAGGTATACTTAAAGCAGAAGCTGCTACTATGTTTCCAGTATTGTTTAATCCAGTCAAAGCTACACCAGGTAACCCTTTAGCCTGAGCTCCAGATTGTAACATAGTTTTACGGTTAAAAGGCACTACAGCAGTTGTTAAAGCTGATGTTTGACCAGTGTAAGCAACCCATACTAAAGGCCCAGTACCTGTAGCCTGTAGAGCGGTCATTACCATAGAACAAACAGCTTGTAATACCACAGCATTAACGGTAGATGTGTACGGATTATATATACCACATATAGGGGTGGAAGTAGCAGCAGTAGCCAAAGTAGCACTGGTAGCATCAGCAGTGGTAAATGTAGCATTGGTTATGGCAGTAACGGTAAGAGGGCTGGAAAAGACTACCCCACGATAAGTCGCTTCTTCAAAGCGACTACCAACGTCTTGAGATACTAATCCACCTTTACGAGCTCCTCTTAGTTCGGGATAAGTACCATCCTGAGCTGTGATAATACCTGGTTTAACTCTTATAATTTGTGCCATTTTTTCCTCTTTATGATTCTTCTATATTTTCAGTATCGGGGGAGTCTATTTCAAAGTTTTCTCCTAGGTCTTGTGTTTCATCTAACGTCCCAGGAACAGCCCCAGCTTCTAATAACATTCTAATTATTTGAATTTCCTTTAAGATAGCTGCCAGAACAGGAACCATCCCATCTGTATCTGACTGACCAGATATACTATTCTGAGGGATAACAAATTCACGACTGAGTTGCAGTCCTGTATCTGGATCAATACCTAGCATTTCAGAATCAAGTTCTACTGCTGGAGTAACAGGATTCTGATACCCTATGGCAGTTCCTTCACTTAGGAAACTATTATTATCGGGCATTGGTTTATGCTAACTGGAGAACTGCGTTACCTGCTGTCTGAGCTGGAAAAGTAATAGTAAAAGTCCCGCTAGTAGAAGAGATAGTGCTACCAAATGCTAGAACTAACACAGAAGGCTGTCCACCTAATGAAGCATTATAAATCAAAGCACCGGCTGCTGATATAGTAGCTGAAGTCCAAGAAATAGTAGCAAAAGTAGCACAAGCAGTTGATGTGCTAAGTACTGGAGTAGTGCTAACTAAAGCCATAGCATTACCAACTAAGGTACCACCAGGACCAAGACCACCGGTAACATAAGTACCTGTTGAAGTCTGTTCATTTGAAGAAGTATAGGCTGTTGTGCTGGCTCCCAAAGAGGCTGAAGCTGTATAAAGAGCAATAGCAAACACATTGCTGGTAGCAAATACTGTACCCATACCTCCTGAGTTAGCTCCATTTGGGTTGGTTACTGTAACAGTAGTAGCTGTTGAAGCTACACACATAAACGTACCGTTATTAGCAGCTGTACCAAAACCACTAAAGCAAAGGGTTAAACCAGCATAAGCATTAGCAGTACCATTAGTAAATGTTCCAGTATATACGGTTGTAGCTGTACCATTAGGCCCTAATGAACCTGAAGCAGCAGCTACAGATGAGACTGTATTGGTACCAGTAAGCACAGTAAAGTTGTGCATACCTTGTAACAGCTGGGTTTTAAATGAGTTACATACTGCCTGTGTAATAGCCATTTATTATTCTCCTGTCCTTGAGCCCATCATAGCAGCTTCATCGACTATTACATTTATATCCTTTCGTAATAGTTCATTAGTCTCTGGATGGTAGTATTCTGTAGTTACTAAATCTCCGGCTGGAATCTTAGCTCGGGTTTCTTTCTTGATTTCATGACCTTGAAGTTCATACATATTTAATGTCCTGGTGGTGGATAATGTATTCCTAAATAAGTTAGCACCGTGCTGATAATAAAAACAATAGTTGCTCCCACTCCGCTAAACCAATTAACCTTGGAGTCTAATTCAGTATGCTTCTGTACTAATTCTTTGAAGTCACTTTCATCTACTTTATTATTTACTTTATCTGCCAGTAAAAGATGACTATCATTCAAATACTTCAAAGCACCTGGTTGGTTATCTTTACCAAATAGGCGCTCATTCATAGTTTCCAGAATAGTCTCTTGTCTTGTAGAGACTTCAGTAAACCTTTGATTAAGTGCTTCTATCTTGTCAGACAAATCTTGTGATTTTACATCTATTTTATCAGATAGACCTGCTGATTTCGTATCTATCTTATCGGACAAAGCCTTACGCTGACTTTCTGAATCAGACATATTAGTCTCCTAGTACGAGGGTACCCTTGGCCAGGAAACCATAACGGTAGGTCCAAAGTACCTACCTATACGAGCGCCAGTAACTACAGGGGAATAGAATTTAACTGTTTTAGATCTACCGCCAGCAGAGCTAACACCCGTCATAGAGTATGTGTTGGCACCTGGGCCAGAATTCAACCACGTACGGCCTGGGGTATTGTCAGAATCATCGTAAAGGCCCTTGGCAGCCATTCTGGGCTTCACATGACCCTTATGGCCTATATTGCCTCCACTCTTTACTGCTATCTCCCATTCATCCATCTGTGACTTTAAATCTTTTAACTTACCAGGCATTCCTGAATCAGTTGAGAAGTCTTGTCTACCTACGGATAGATTACCTAATGTCCTATTACCTCGTACACCATTTAAGTCAAACATATTAAGCATTAACTGGTGAGCTGCGTTATAGGTAACCCAAAGCTGTCTTGCCATTAAGAAGTTCCTGAAGTGGACTTCTTGGAAGTCAGTAAAAGGAGCATAGGAAGGAGGAATCATAGGCAATGAATATGTAATAGCATCTACTTGTTTACTTGCCCAGTAAATCATTCCAGCTATCGTAAGATCAGAAAGCTTCCTAAGATAGATTCCACCATTTAGTCTTACAAGGTCAGTTGATGAATAATACGGAGACAAACCACTAGCAACCTGAAACTGAATAGCTTCAGTTAGAACAGCTCCATTTACCAAGCCGAAACCACTAGGTAATTGAATTGTACAAACTAAGTTAGATTGGCTCAATTAAGTCACCGATACAAAGGGATATAGTACAACCGTAATATTTCCATTTACTAATACGATATGAACTGTATTGGGAGTAACTACATTTATAGAATTAACCCAATCACCATTAGTCATAACAGGTGTATTACCTAAAGCATTATAAGACTTAGTCTTACCTAAAGTCCAATCACTAGATAGAAATACATATAAAGAGTACAGATTTGGTTTAGGTAATGTAACTCTATATTGGCCTGGAGATCCATAATCTTGATTTAATACAGCCACATTGCTGGCCGCTGTAGCTGAAGGTGATTCAATATCATCTTCATCAATACGCCTATAACTCTCAGCAGCTACCCAAATATCTACATAGTCATGCCCCATAGATGAAGGGGTATACATAATTGCATAACGCCCATCTGAGAAATTATGGAAGCTTATGACATCTGAACAGGGTGCAGAATTTCGCTCAAATATAATAGTATTCTGTGTAGGAGAATACTCGTCGGTTTCTTCAGTACTAGCTGGACTTGGGTTGATAACAAAGCTACCAAGTGTAATGTTAGTAACAGGAGTGCTACCATTCAATACACGAAAATCAATATACCTGGTTTGGCCTACATAACCCATTTTATCTCTCCTGGTTAGTATAGATTATGTTAGATTGATGAGTCACCAGGGTTAGTAAGAGTATTCCTTTGTGTATTTGTATTGTTACTAACAAGTTGGAAGCTAGCAAACACATTACCATTAACCCTCTTTAGATATAATACAGGAGGGGTAACAGTTTGGTCGATATTCCACGATCCAAAAGAGCTATCATAAATATCTTGGACAAGAGCACAGATACTTCCACCGCCTAGTAAACTACCCACAGCTGTATTAGTAGCTAAAGCATTAGTTTTGATTATATTAGCTGTGGCATTAATAGCTTGAACCAAAGGATCGTTCTGAGGAGGCACATACGAAGATGCTTGAAGTGTATAGGCTGCCTTAGCAACTGTAGCATCCTTTGCTACGGTAGCATCCTGTGCAACCACGCCAGGAATGTAAGAGTCTCCAATCTGTAAAGTAGAGATATACTGGTTTGATATAACCGCTGAAGGCGACGTAGTGGCATAAGTAGTTAATCCTATATAGTTCGCTGGGGACGTAAGTGGTACTGTAAATAAATACTTATAAACATAAGAAGTGCCTACTATATAGGTCATAGAAGCTGCTGATACTATAGGGACGGATGGATTGGACACATCCAAAATAGTAATACTTGGACCACTTGTGACTAATGTAGATCCTGTATTTGGAATATTCAATATAAAAGTGTAGGTATCCCCTGGGTGGAAAGACATAATTACTCCTTAATGTATAAGTCCTGTAATAAATCCAGCTACAAAACCAATGCCAAACCATTTGAACTTTCCCTTGGTTGCTTCAGTTTTAGCTGCGCTAAGTTCATTTTTAGTTAACTGGAGGGTAGCTTGTGAGGCTTCAAGTTTTGCCACTCCAGCAGTATTGTCTGACTCATGAGCCTGTTTCTCCAACGACAAGGCTTGAACCTCGTTGGAAAGTTGACTCGAAGTATCTTTGAGTTCTTCATTGACATTGGCCAAGTTTGTAGTAAGGACGGGAATGGCCTCAAGTTGTTGCACCGTAACAAGGGCATCCTCCTGGCTCAGGTTGAACGAGCCGTCTTTAGCAATTGTGATCGGAAGCGGAAGTGCCACAAGAGTTGTCCAACGGCTACTGAGTTGAGTAGGCTCCAAACTGGCATCGGTATGTTGTTGCTGGTGAAGCGCAGCATTGTTGGCTGCCACCTGGACGGAAAGATTGCTAATTTGCTGTTGTAAAGTGGCATTGGTATCTTGTAATTGTTTCAACTGGGCATTAGTCTGCGCCTGGAGTATTTGATTATTGTCGGCCAACTTCTTCGCAGTATTCTCAGACTCTGCGACCTGTTGTAGGGCAATTGAGGATTTTGCTTCAGCAATCTCTGCCCTCTTAGATTCAAATTCATAAAGACCAAATAACAAGAGACATACTACCAATACTATCAGAACTAGATGCTTACTGTCAAGCCAAACACCTATAGTTGATTCTATTTTAGATATTTCTGTTTGTGCTGTAGCCATATATTACTCGTGGAAAGTAGCTTTAGCTCTATTTATCCAGCCATCAAGATACTTAGCCTTAGCTGGGTTCCTTGCTACTATATCTTGGTAATAAGCAATCTGAGCAGTCTCTAACTTATATACGAAAGTCTGTGGATCTTGAACATTGATAGCTGCTAATGTAATAGGACCTACAACACCATCTGCTGTTAGTTCCAGACAATGCTGAACAAGTATAATAGCTTCTGTTCCATCGTTTACATCAAAGCTAAGAACCTCGGCTGCAACCATATCAGCAGTAATATCATCACCTCTAAACTTATCCCAGTATCTTCGCCTATAAGTTACCTTAGCTATAGATAAAGCTGTACAAGAATCGCAGGTATAAAAGTTCTGACTGGCTAATTCAGGGTTCCAAGTATTAAGCAATCCAAACCTAGTTATCCCATCAGCATCCTTTGTGACTTCACCTTTCAAAGTGCTATCTTCTAATCGTAATACCCAATCTATACACTTATTATAATCAGCCATTAGGCTACTCCAGTCAAGGTTACTATGATCTTATTTCCTTGTACTATATAACTTGCTGTAGCACCCATAGGAACCATAACATCAGGATCATTAAGAATAGGTGCAATACCTATTAGAAGCTGAGTAGGATCAAAAGTATTAGTATCTATTGCTGCTGGAAATACTAATTCAATCTGCTGGGTTAAATCATTACCGACTGGGGGTCTTGGAATCACCTGAATCTGATCCGCTGTTAGCATACTAATAGGATTAGATGCTATTGGATTCTGAATTGGTGGAGTCGTAAGATTGAGAGTTCCAGTTGTGAAAGACCACTGGTACGAAGTGAGGACAGGGTTTCCCGAGACATCTTCGACGTAATTCGTCGCCAGTACCGAATCTTTACCCACAACGAGACACGTGTAAATTTGCCCAGGTAATAAGGGGGCTGACGGTGTGAATGTCGCAGTTGTCCTATTACTGTTCGCAATTCCGCCATTGAGCCAGACGACAGGGTTGAGGGGGCCATAGTTAGTCCAGGTTACTTGGTTATCGAAAGTCGTACCACTCAAAGTCATATTAAAAGTGGGTATCGTAGAACCTGTAGTTCCAGCTACGGTACACTTCTGTAAGTTACCATTAGGATCCAATATATAGTTACCAAAGCTATAAGTAGTAGTCTGCCAATTTGGTACATCATTATCAGTAGTGCTATTACCTAATACCGTAGACCAAGTAGGAGCATAAGGAGAAGATGTTCCAGCCTGAGTAACAGTTTGGAGATTACCATTACTATCTACTATAGCATTACCAACTACATAAGGATGACCAGCTACCCAAGTACTAAGAGTCACAGTTGAGAAAGCATAAGTACCTAAAATAAAACCCCTGCCAGGAACTGAGTCAGGGGGTTCTTCTACTAACTGTTGTGGGGTGACTATGGCAGTTTGACTTGGACCTACTAATGTAAACGTAGCATTATTAAATGAGTCTGTATTGATAGGCTCAGAGAAAGTAACAATTATATCAGTCCCTAATACAATATCAGTTGCATTAGGAGCTGGGATCACATTCACTACTGCTGGATTCGTTGGCATTGGGTTCTAGGTCAGTTATTGTAATAGCACTTAAGTGCGTAGGCATTTGAATCTTCTGCTCTAACTCTGGGAATACACTAAAATCAATCTTACCTGTATCTGCTATCTGTTGACGCAGAGTTGCTTCCTGTTCTTTATCTTTAGGTGTTATTAGACAGTAGCATTTAACTCCATCTATAATCCTAAAAATAAAGAATGACTCTGGCCTGTCAGTTTCTAACTCTTTGACAGGATCCAATGCCGCATTCATTGTTTTGATTGCTTCAAGACCTACTTCGATAAGCCGCCCATCTAAGACAGCCTGGTGAAGCATGTCCATCTGGGCATTGGGAGGGACTAACGATGCAGGCATTCTGGGACCCAGCCAAAACCCACCGCACTGAAACTTCTGAGCACGTTCAGGATTAAGAGCTAAGATTTTACCTGCATAGTTAGGTGTTGAAGGGAATTGTATTATGTTAGACATCTTTGGACCTCCATTGGGTCGCACAATCTATTATACTACTTATCCTACTGGAACGAAATTACCATTAGGAGCAAATGCTGTAGCTGAGATAGTGATATTGGCACCATAAGTAGCTAATGTAGAGATAGCTCCTTCATCAGTCCAAGTTATTTCACCATCAACAGTTGTGCCACCTGATGTGCTAAACGATGGTGCTGCAGGAACATTCTCCTGATAGGTAGAAGAACTCTTGGCAATTTGCCAACCAGTTGAATGAGTAACTCCGCCAGCATCTGTGTAAGCAATTGGACCATTAGGACCAATTTCTGAATAAGAAGCATCAGTCTCAACTGTATCAGTTCCCGTTACATTAGGTGAAGAAATACCTTCGCCACCTCTTGTAGAATATCCAGCTCCTACCCAAGCATATGTTGGTGTACCACTACCAGTTGCTTGGTAAGAATTACCACCAGAATAAGCTGGCTGATCACCTGCTGGATCAGCATAATTCGGAACTGAACCAGGATAACCAAATGGCTTCTGTGAAGGTGGAATCTGAGCCTGTATCGATGGGTATGTTACAGTCTGGATCTGGTGGCCAGTTGTAGCAGTGACTTGTTGAATATGACCATTCTGATCATAGATCTGATCTCCAATTCTGTACTGATGATCAGGCTGCCACTGTTGACCTTTAGCCTTGACGGTTACAGTTACAACACCGGTATCAGTGGTATCCGTACCTGGAGTAAATAGGCAAGACTGAGTATCCTGAGATGGAGTTAATACACCAACCCCAGTAGATCCAGAATGGGTAATTGACCAAGTTACGGTTCCACCCACTGCTGGTTGAGGTAGAACCAATGTTACATTTTGAGTAGATGGAAGTACGTATGTGGGTGCTGACATTTTTTATTCCTCTCTGAGTAATCTGTGGACACAAAAAAAGAGTGGCCTTATAAATCGGCCCAGTTCCCCGAGCCGAGATAGGGCCACTCTCTAGTATTTCTAAGCTACTTTAAGCCACCAACTTAGTCGTTGGATGGTAGATCTGACAAGCTTGATGCTGTTGGGTCGATTGGACTTCCACCGAAGATAGATACATTTTCGTAAGTCTGGAAGTTTCCTGCGGCCTGCTGAACACCGATGTCCATAATAGAGCGAGCTGGAAGCACGATCTCGTTTGGACGAAGCTTAATATTCTTTGCCACGCCTATTGCCTGACCTTCATTTAAGATACCAAACCCATAAGACTCTTCGATACCAATGTTACGTAGATCATACATTGGATCATCCCACGAGTTAACATGAGGATCCTGGTCTACGATAAGAGCACCAAGGTTCTGGCTATTGAAAAGAAGTGTATTCACGACACGATTGATTGGATCGAAATACATGAATGGGCTAACTATAATTCTAAATGGTAGACCAAGGTAATTAGGAAGCGTTGGTCCAGACTTCTGGGTCTGTGGTAGACCTGCAGTTGTTGCTGTCTGACCTCCAGTTAGTGCTCCCTGTGTATACTGACCAGTCTGACCTTGACCGAATCCGAGGTTTCCATAGTTAAAGAATGGATTGGCGAACTCGTTTGGCTTACCAGTAAAGTTGGCGAAGAAAGAACCACCACCAGCCTGGATAGCAAATTCTCTAAGGACAGGATCCTTGACCCACTGTAACCAAGACATTGGGTGAATCAACATTGTATCTGGAATGAAACCCTGCATTAGGACCTGAGCGTACATATCATATACGTCATCAGCGGTCATAGAACCATTAAACTGTCCCTTGAGGTTTCGACCAGTTGTAATACCCTTGACTGGCTGAACAGCTGCACCTGAAGTACGAGCTGCTGGAGAGTTATCAAAGATAACCGTACCAAGACCAGTGATAAAATTGAAGATGTACTCTTCCTTGTGGCGAGCTAGAGCATTACCTGCTAGTCTCATCCAGTACTGAATCCAAGGATAAGTAGACTGTTCAACGAAACGTTCGGAGATTCTGAGGGCCAAACCATGACGCTTGACAGTGACGCCAAAGGTCTGTGCTCCACCGACGTTGATGTTGAAGATTGGAAGTGCCATACCGTCGCCAACTTCACGAGCAGTCAACACATCAATAGCTGGGAACACAGTCTGCATGCCAGGGACATAATCGACCCGCTGGAGTAGAGAGGTTCCAATCAGCATAGGTTCGATACCTTCTTGGACGAAGGTTGTTAGAACCCTAGGGATTAAGAAGGCAGCATTTGGAATGTCCAAAGCGTCCTTCATCGAGATTTTCTTATTCTCGACTGGGTCAAATCCACTCGTACGGAAGATTACTTCCATACGTGCTAGGTCTGTCTTAACCTGAGCATCGTTCCAGTCGGGCTGTTCGATCTTTGCATTCTTTGGCATTTACTATCTCCTAAATCAATTTGGATTACTTTGAATCTCTTAAGAATTTTTAGCTAAATCATCCCGAGCTGGAGCCAGCTTAACTTCGATCTCCTGATGACAACGTTCGCACCTGAAGTTCCCTGCTATCTGTCCCTGTTCGTTCTTCTTACTTAAAAGCTTGTTACAGATCTTACGTAGATCATTAGGTCTTGGAGCGGCACATCTTAAAGAATCGCCCTGAATTACAGCCTTTCCAATAGTAATGTAAGTCAGGAGACGCATTGGTCCTCTCTATAGTCCTAAAAAACAAACAACTTCCTAACCCTTATTATCGGGCTAGGAAGTGAATGTAGACGTAAGTTCCGTATTCTGGTCTGATGGTCTTATTCTGATCAGATGCTAACCGAAGGATACCATCGTTAGTCAAGTTGATCATATAATCCATACCACGAGTTGCTGAACCACCAAGCTGTCCAATTGAAGGAGTCTTGGTTGTGAAAGGTCCAACAGCCTCTGTTGCACGTTCAAACTGTGTTCTTACCCTGTTGGCAAAGTCACGAATAGGATACATGCTTTCCACACCAAGGATTCTTCCACAGATTTCATCAAAGCCATTGACGGCTGAGTTATAAGGAGCAAAGTTACCAGTATCTGCACCAGAACCTGCTCTTGAAGGTACAACTGAAAGACCATTTAGTAAATATGGGTTGCCTGCAGTTCCGCCAGTAAAGTGCACGAAAGAACGGCCGAAGTCAGTCTGGACATAACCAGAGATACCATCAGCAGTTGCAAATGACTGTAGAGCTGTTGGAGATGCTCCAATCCAAGGCATGCGTAGGACGAAGTGGGTCTGTACAGCAGTTCCCATTTCATGCATGTAGTTATGAACTCTGAACTGTATTGGAATCATTGATTCTACTGTGTAGAAGATTCCACCAGTTGTAGAGATTAGGTTAACTCCACCTAGGAACTGGAAGACGTTCCTGATACAATAACCGATTGGTCTTGCAACTCCACTTGGCACTAGGGTACATGCCTGAGCGAAAGTAATATCACCAGAAGCTACAGTGATAACATTACCATCTGGGAATACTATAATATCGCCTACTGCGGCGTCTCCAGGGGCTGCTAAGACTTCGTATTCACCAGCGGCTGCTACTGGATTACCTGTAGCAGGATTGCGGGCAAACCCGACGTCATTCTGACCATACTGGACTGCTTGATACTGTCCCTGATAATCTCGGAAAGTACCAGCATTGAGAGTCTTAATTGTAATGTTAGTTAGACCTGTACCGAAAGAAATTGAGTTAGAAGTTACAGCTGATAGAACATAACTACCAGAGGCTGCAGCGATTGCGGCATCAGCTCCTGCGTCAGCTAAGCTAGCAAAAGTAACTGTATCACCAACTGCTACTCCAGCAGGAACAGCTGAAGGAGTACCAGCATAAGTAAGAGTTGCAACTCCACCAGTAATAACAAGTTGTGCACCAACGGTTGCGATACCAGTACCACCAGTATTAGCAAAGTTAGACTTTAGAGTTGAAGTAGCTGTGGTTCCAGACTGCATACCAGCTGGGATTAGAGCTCCAGACTTATCAACGCCCACCATCTGGTGAGAACTGATAACAACCTGAGCACCTACTGGATGACCTTCATCAAGTCTTCGGCCAGGAAGCCAAGGAGCTGGATAAGGGACAGGAAGGAATGGGCGCAGTGGTTCTGATGCATCAGCATCAGGAGTGGTGTATCCCAAACGGTCTCTGCCGTATAAGGTACCACGATAATTATTATTAATATCGAGAGACATGTATTACTCCTTTGAGGTCACACCTGAGGTTTTTAGTCTTGCTTCAAATAGCAGGACGCCTCTGGCTGCCTTTGGATCTTTTGGAAGTTTACGTGCTGGAGGATCAGTTTTACTGTCCTTTACGTCAGTCACGGTTGTAGTTTCAGTTGAGAGCTGGACACCATCTTTTACTTCTTTAGCTCCTGCCTCTGTTGGGCTCGTTGCAGCTGAACCACCCTGGAAAACAAAGTTGGACAGCTTAGCCAACTCATCACCCAGTGCATCTCTCAAGCTTGCCAGGCTGCGCTGTTCTCTTTCCTTAACCTTATCTTGAATCTGGGTTTCGGAAAGACCCTGGAAGCCAGCTTCTCCTGTGAGCACTTTAATTGCTACAAGTGTCGTGGCCCTATCTTTCTTCAGGCTCTTCACAAGGGACGTATTCTGTAACTGTAAAGCTTCGGAATCTGATTTAAGTGCAACAATCTGTGTTTCTAAGCGTTCATGACCTGTCATTAAGGTATCATGCTCTTCTTTGGAAAGGACGATTGAATCCTTTGGTGCATCAACTACAGGAGCTTTTGGATTCCAATGATCCAGTAATGCGGCTAAGATATTAACAATGTGTGGCTTAACTTCTGTATCGGCAGCTGTATAAAGACCGTCAGCTACATTTACAAAACTAATTACCTCAGCTGGAACCTTTGCATCTTCAAACTTGAATGCTTCTACTGTATGTAGGGTATCAAGAAGAGTCTTTGGAGGTTCAACATTATCAGTAGCTGTCTTAGCTTCCTGTGAAATTTGGAGGCTTTCAACATCGACAGATGGAACTTCCAACTCGAACTGCTTCGCCTCTTCGGTTATGCGAGCTAGGTATACCTTTCTTGCATCTACCGACATATCTTGCAGAGAAGGAATTAAAGTCTCAATTCTAGCTTCGACTTGTTCCTTTGTAATCTCTGGCTTAACTGTATCTTCTAAATTGTGCTTCTGAACGTGAGATTTCAGAGTAGTCTGAACTCTACGAACTAATTCTTTCTCACTATCTTCTTTAGGTTCAAGAGCTTTAATAGCGGTGGTAATAGCAACTGCCCTCTCTTTCGTGAGAGGGGCTTTATTCATTTCATCTAGAAAACCTTGGAGCTCAACAAGCATTTTGCTGTCCTTAATTTCGGGTTCTGCAACCTGTATATCTGATTCATAGATCTTAGCTAATAAGTTATCAGTCATTTCACAGGCTGTCAGTACTGTCAGTCTACGTTCTGGACGTAGGCCCATAAAGAACATCTTATTCTGCAAGCTATCTTGTAGTAATTCCTTAGAGATAACCTGAGCAAATGGATCGGCGGGGAAGTTAACGAAACTGCATTCCTTATAGAAGAAGTTACCGGCGATAAGGAACATCTTCTTACCGTCTACTAATTCTCCTAACTTATGCTCACATCGATCATCAGTTGCCCAATCGGTATGGCATGCGGAACAGATAGCTTGGTCAGTCTGAAAACCAACCGAGACTGTTAAATACTCACCTGCTAAAACCTTTCGGATAGCATCTGGGCTAGTAATCTTTAATCCTAACTCAATGTATCCTAAACCTCTATAGTCATTTATAGTCTGTAGTTTATCAAGGACTAAGTTGACTGACTTAAAGAGATCTAAACGCTTTGTAGCTGCATCAGCGTAGAAAAGCATGTCTCCAACTTCTGGGACTTCATTTCTATACTGGTGAGACAGATCAATATAACGAGCCTTGTGAACCCGTCCTATTGCTTCGCCCTCTTTATCGTGTTCCACTAAGACAGGCTTTAAAGGCATGTCTTTCTGTGTCCATTGATACACCGAATCTTGCATTCGGTCTGGGCGGTAGAATCTTTGATTACCGTTTACTATACCAGAGTGAGTAGCTTCTACTAATGTAAGTAGGCTCTTACCAGTTGTCTCTGAACTATCAGAGCAGTCAGCAAGAGTTCTCTTTCCAGGTTCAATTTCCTTAACACGGAAATTGCAGTAATCCCGCATATAAAGCAAACCCATGTTAAAACTACCTCTGTGATTCAGTCGAAGGCTTGAGCTGAAGTTCAAGAACTTTACTAGCTCTCTGTTGAGCATTCATCTTAGAATGTTGAACCAAGTTACCTAATACTTGAGGAAGAGCACCATTTAATACAGCATTCTTTTGATCTCTAGTCGGTGGAACTTTCGACATCGGTTTCTTCGGCATCTGATTCCTCTATAATTTGATCTGCAGCATTTTCTAACATAATTTGAATCATATCAGGATCAGTCGTCATTCTTACCTTATCTTTGACTGATTGGGCAAATGACTCTAACATCATTCGATCCTGGTTAGTATAGTAATTCTCAGGTGCTTCACTAATGCAAGTCTCTATATGTTTATCTATTACAGACGCTGAAGCTTTGGCCCAAGCACCTGTACTTAAGAGGTCCTCATTGGCAAGCTTCTCACGTTCTACTAATAGCTTGTCATATATCAAATTTGGATCCATAGAAGAGCGTGCCTTATGTGGATCCATATTCTTTCCGTGCTGGTTTGCAGGTCGGTTTTTATTGGAGACAGACTTCTTCCCCTTACTAGCTTTGCTAGGTCCTTTCTTACCAGCTGCAACTTCTCCACGTAGAGCAGAGGCTTCAATCATACCCTGATTTCTAAGTGCGAGACCTTGCTGTTGTAGATCAAGAACATGCTTATGATAATGAGTATCTTTCTCTTGAGCCTTGCTCATTGGTGAACGCTGTATCTGTCTACGAGCTTCAGCATGATCAATAAGGTGATTATTAAAGAGCTCAGTAGTATGATTCTGCCACTTGATATGACCATCTACGTCCACATCAGGGAAGACAAGGTCAACATCAAGGATAGCATTCTGTACGGATAGATTGTCTTTACTCTCTTCAAAGAGTTCCTTTAAGATGAACATCTTGAACTGCCCACAAAACCAGCTAAGGTCAGATTTAACTCCATCTTTAAGGTTCTGAGAAACATTCTCTGCTGTAGCTCTATTACCTGTGTCAGTCTCTCCCATATCAATAGGACTGACTCCCAGACCAGTAAATATACGACTCTTATAGTGAGTCATAATAGCTTCGGGGTCTGGAGCCTCACCATTGATACCAACTACATCTACAGCAACACGCTCATCAGTTACGAACATACCTTCTTTAGGCATATTCTCAAGCTCGGCTTTAATAAGATCTACTTCAGTAATACCATCAACCATCATTGCAGCTGGAGCATCTTCATCTCCCACTTTCACGTGGAATAGTGGAAATAGGTGATTGATAAGTAGCATTTCTACGTTCTCTTCTAGTCGGCGCAGAGCAAAGATATCATCTCTTACAGCCGCAGTTCTTGGAGTACCATAGACATGCCCTGGCTTTACATCCCACTTAAAATGGATAACATCTTCTAGCTTATAATCTTTATACTTACGGGCACTACCATAATAACGACGCCACTTTATGATTTCACCCTTTTCATTCACAAAGGGGAATATAGAATGAGGAGGTATAATCATATAAGCAGCTACTGGTACCTTCTTACCATTCTTTTTATTAGGCACACCACTAGAGGCTTCTTCATCTCTAATCTTCAATAGGAAGACATTAGATATGCAGAGTAAGTTGTGTAGTATATCTTTAATAAAATTCTCTACAGTCATACCCATCATAGTGCCTATGGTATTTAATCTGTAGTTAATATACTTAGTAAATCTTTGGTTCTCACCCTTTATTTCAAAGCCCTGTCTGAACATAAGACTATGCTTACGTCTAAGAGCCTGCATAAGATATGATTCTGTATCAAGCATAGTATATGGTTCATACATTTCATACTCAGGAAGGATAGTACCATAATGACCATAATAGCTATTAAGGTAGTCTTTCTCTCTTTCAATCTTCTTACGAATCTTCTTTTCTAACTCAGGCATCTCTTCAGTAGAAATAGCATCTACTAATTGTAATGTATTTTTAAATGCCTGTTCTTCCTTACTTCTTGTATTCTTGGTAAAACTATCATTTGCTTCTAAAGGAGTAGAGTTCTTGAATAGTTCATAAGCAACCTGAACACGGTCTTTGAATGATAATTCAGTTCTACTATGTTTACTACGATCACCCAATCCAAGAAGGACAGGTTCAAATCTCTTTGACTTCTTATTATTGACTACAGCAAAAGAATGACCGTGTGGTTTACCCAGCTTCTTACGCTCAAGATTCTCATACCTTAACTGATTATTAAGTGCCTTCTGCTCGTCGAGCATAGAAATAGGCTGAACCACTGGTTCAATAACTTTCACTTTTTTAGTAGTCTTGCGTGGCATTTAAACACCTAAGTTAATTGGGATCTGGAGGCTTTGTGTCGTAATTTGATTAACGCCGCCAGCTGCTAATACTGATTGAACATTACTTGATGCTGTTGGAATAGTGGGTGGTGTAATAGTTAAGGTGCTGCCATCTAATGAATAAGATGATCCACTCTGCGATGATAATGAATTAATAAGAGTACCAAAAGACTGCAAACCCTGTACTGGAGTAACTGGGTTTGGGTTCAAACTAGAGATACTACCTACAGGCTGTGGGTTATTATTACTAATACTTAATAATGATTGTATTATACCTATAGTAGAACTAATTGACTTTAAACTGGTAAGGAATTCTGTCTGATTTCCTTGGTTAGTTATTCTACGAATACTTAACCTTTGTAAACATTGCTGTATAAAATTATTCTGCCTAGCATTCTCAGACTGAGCCCAGGATATGTTAGCACCCATTATCTGTAGACCTTCGGGTAATCCAGATAATGCAGACTGCTGTGCTGCTGTAGGAGTAGGTGGATTATATCCACCAGCAGCTTGAGCTACAGACCCTGTTAACCCAACATCCAAAATAGAACCTGGATTAATAGATGCCATTTGAGACATTAGTGATCCTAATGGCCCCTCAAATCCAGATGATGGGGTTACTGCTACTTGATTAACAAAATCTAAGTTACTGGTAAAGGAGAATACATCACTCAGTAATCTAGGGATAGTAAAATTATCAACACTATCGTGATTCGTCTGTAGCTGGGCCTGCTGCTGAAACGAAACCAGATTCTGCATCATTGTTAGTAATCGTGTGAGATCACTCGTTGGCTGAGTAGACAACGTAGCCACGATAGATGGTAATGCCGTTTCAGTTGGATCGGGGGAAGCCAATACCTGGTATATCCCCGCATAACTACTTTGCCATTGATCCAATAAGCCATTTAAAGTATCCGTTAAAGTAGAACTAACATCTATGGTAGAACCATTAAGCGCCCGTGTCGACGTGTCAGAAGGGGCCTGTGACGAAGCAAGTTGTACAGGGCTAAGCTGTGGTACAGATAATATTGGATACGTTTGTAAGGCATTTGATAGTGAGTTGAAGACAAGTTGATCTCCCATCAAAGAACGCATCAGAATAGGAGATGTCTGATCATAAACACCTGTACTCAACAAAGCATTCTCAAAAGACTTAGTTACTAATCCTATATTGGCTCTCTGTAAAGGTTGAATCTGAACTGATGAAGTAACAGGAGGATTAAGTAAGTCAAACTGTAAGAAGTTAATATCAGCTTCTAATAAGGTTGTATACATTGTCATATCCATAGAAGATGGAGGAGACGTTGTATTATATATCTGGGCTAAAGCTCGTCCCAGATCTGGATTAGCAGATAGATCAAATGTAACACCCAAGTTCTTAACTAATGATTGTATAACCGATACTAAATACTGAGCAGTAGCTGATAGGTTATTCACTCTTACTACTAATACAGCAGCATTACTAGCTGCAGCTGCTGCGCTTCCAAACTCACTAGATGTTGCAGTAGGAACACTAACTATAGTATTCTCTGGAGCCAATACAGACTGGCTTGGTATAGTAGGAGGAGGAGTATAAAAAAACTTAATAGGTGTAAACGACACAATTACTCCAAAGACTGAATCGTAGAAGAAAGCTGAGTTGGATTCTGTAATATACTCTGTGGAGCTACAATTATATTTTGAATACCCACTAATGATAAGATAGATTGCCCTACTTGTCCGAATCCAGGAATCTGTAATAAGGTGGCAAGTATATTAGGATTGTTAGGAACTATATTTCTAATAACTGACCAAGCTAGTTCTAAAATCCAATGAGTTGCAGAATACATAGTCATCTCATCATTGAAATCCTGCAAACCGTGCCAATCTTTATTCATTAGACCCTTCATAGAGTCATATTGAATCTGCTGTCTGCCTGGCCAATCTTGTAGCTTGTTTTGTAAATTCAAGCCAATTGAAACATGGAATTGATCCAAAACACTGCCTGCTAATTGATTTTGTACGCTCGATGACATTATCTATTTCCTCGTTCAGGGAATCCGAGTCCTGGAAGTGCCCCTTTGGAGTTAGCATTCCTTCTCGGTCCCACAGGTCCCAGTGGGTGAGTTCTAGAAGACCCTGCTGGAGTCTGCTGTCTAAAAACAGTGGTCCTGCTGGGAACCCTTGATACTTTGGTAGCTCTTCCCCTAGGAACAACGATAAAGCTTCGCTGGCCTGGCAAGATGATCTGAGGAGCATTATCATCTGGCTTCTCGGGTAACTGACGGCTAGGAATTTGAGAGGCGTCCTTAAGACGTTCCCGAATCTCAGCGGCTCTAGTAGCTTCCTGGTATCTATCACTAGGTCCTCCTCCTAGCTCGGCAACATGTGCAACTTGAGCCACACGCTTAATAGGTGGAGCAAAGAATAAACCATACTGTAATTCGATTCCGAGCAAAGCCAGCATAAGAGCGTCAAGGTCATGGTCTCCTTCTTTGCCACACTCATAGGTGTTAGCAAAGCCATGTTGAGACCAAGTCTTAACTCTATAAGCTCTAAGTTGAGCGTCTAATAAATCATCGTTATCTGCAAAATGTATGAGACCCTGTTCAAATACCATGACAGCACCTTCAACCATAAAGGGCTTAGTCCTTCTCTTTACTTCCTCTTTGTCCAGGTATTTAGTGTCTCCACGATTGGGAACCAACTTATTAGTAGTTAACTCAGCACCAAAGTCAATAACTTTAATCTCCATTAATTTCTTATCATCAGGATGGGTTGCTTTCTTACCTATTAGACGAAGTAATTCATCCTGAACATTGCCAAAGCCTTTATCAATATAGATACCATCACAATGCCAATATCTATTTATATCCCGAATTTTATCTAAGCTATCTTGAGTTGATACTTCAGGGCCGTCTACCGTATCAGCAGCTACTATTCTACGCATCTTAGTTTTAGGGTCATATTCTACTACCCTAATACGAGTACCAGTTCCTTGTCCATTCCAATCAACTCCCATAAAATACTTCATAGTAGGAACATATCTTGTCTGCTTATACTTATAATTTACACGAGCTTTATCTACGAAGAAGGACTTAAATACTCCAGTAGCCAAATCTCCGAACTCAGCCAAGAACTCATGCCTATATACCTCATCTGTTCTGGCTTCTCTACGGCATTCCTCTTCTTTCTCTGGCGACCAGTCAGGATGCTGAGTAATAGGAGCATAGAATTCTCTATAAGACTCCAGCTGAGTACACATCTGCCAATACATTGACCTGGCACCAGTAGGAGTAGAAGCTCCGTGAAACTCAGATTCTTTATAACGGCGTAAGAGTGGATTTACAGCTTTATAATCTCCTTCATTGAGTAGATCTTGCTCTTCAAGCCTGACACGCCTAGGTGACTGACTGCGGATAACATCTGCATCCCGACCAGACGATGACCCCGCTGTAAAGATTGAGATTGTGGATCCATTGAAAAATTCAATCCTGTAAAATGGCTGCTGTCTCTTATTTTGAATAGTACCAGACAAATCGGGGTCTGTTTCGCATTGCCAGAGAATGTCATCAAACCACTTCTGAGCTTGTGCTTTAGCAGGACACAATATAAGGATCTCATAGTTCTTTCTGGTCGTGACTTTATGTAGTTCTTCAATTACACCTAGTAAAGTCTTACCCATACCTCTACCCATTCTATCTACCTTACGAGAAGCTGTGCAAGATAAGACACCCTCTTGATAATCACGAGGAATGAATGGCTGAACATCTCCATTCTCATCTTTAATACGAATATGCTTACCAGCCCAATAGATTGGATCTACTATACCACGAACATCCTCTTCAGTCAAGCCTTCAGCTTGTTTAGACTTAACTATTCTTTCTATATCTTTTTGGTCGTAGATACCTTTACATTCTATTCGGAAGGGTTTACCTGGATATTTTTGCTGATAGATTTCATGGCACTTATTGCAGATAGGGTTATCCATACGGCGTAAGATATCACCACCTACACCTTTGCCTGTCTTACTGACTTTCTGGATAATGGGGAGAAGAAACTCGTCTTTAGTCATTTAACTTCTTATACAATATGATATGTAAATGTTACACCCACGCTTACACCAGTTGACAACACAATATCAAGGGCTTCACCTTGATTAGTTACACACCAACCATCTGGATGAAATGGAATGGTTACAGTACCATTAGTTGGTAGATAAATAGTACCTGTTATAGCTTCAGCACTAGTATGAGTCTGTAAATAGACATTTACAGCACCTGCTGCACTGACTACCATAGACATAACTTTAATAACTTTATTTTCAACTAGAGGAGCTATTGTATTAGCTCCAGAACTAGAGACGGTAGCGCATCCTTGTATGATCTCAGACATTGAATCTCCTTATGCTATTACATATGCCCCAATAGAAATAGTCTTTGCATTTAGGACGCTGGAAACTACGGCCTGTAATTGAAGACCCTGTAAATCTTGCTGTGACTGAGGTCCTATAAATAAACCACCGACATTAGCATAGGTTAACCCAGTCCATTGAGCTACCTGAACTGCTCCACCAGTAGTATTCTTATTAATAGTTAGAGTACAGCCAGCAGTGATGTCTTCAAAGAAGACTAGGATCTGAACTGAACGAGCTCCAACTGAAACCCATGGACCTGTTCCTCCAGCTGTAGCACCTTCAAGCAGTATGATAGGATCATAGTGATGACCACCATCTATATCAGCCAAGTTCATAGTCATAGGGATACCCATAACTGGACTTGCTGTGGGGAAAGCAAAAGAAGGGTATAGAACTCCACCACCTAAGTTAATAGAACAGACTATAGATGCTGAGTTAGATAGATAGGCTGTTATACTTCTTGTATCCGTCCCGCCTTCTGACAGATCTGGTGTATAAGTAACGGTAAAAGACTGGGTAGCTAAAGAAGCAACAGTAACAGGGAAGATACTTGAAGTTGGAACAATACTAAAACTATTCTGGTTTACTGACTGAGCTGGGGAAGGTAGTGTAACAAGATCTCCTCCACCTGGAACATACATAACCCCAGTAAAGGTTACTGAAGATGCTCCATTGTTCTTAACAGTAAAAGTCTTTGTAGACGCAGTCTGCCCAGCTACCGTGGGAGGAAAAGAAACAGCCATATTATTAACGAATAAAGTTGACATTTGTTACCTCATATAAAGTGCTTCATTCCCAAGCCATCTTCGAGAATAACTTTGGGCTGAGCTCATTTCACTTACTGTACGCATGCGTAGATTATAAGCTGTTTCTGTATCTTTATAGTCCCCGCCTAGTTCTATATGACGAAGTCTATAACCCCAATCTTTTACATATCTAACACTGCTGGCTGCCGCTCGTCCAATACCATAAGCTGGTATTACAGCTAACATACTTGCGGCAACAGCTGTCCCAGCAGTTCCAAATACAGCTGGGAGAAAGAACCGTGTAATAGGATTCATTACCGCAGTAAGAGCAGGGAAACTGGCTATTCCAGAACTTGTCCCAACAAAAGTAGGAAGAACTTCTCCTCTACCAACTCTGGCTGAAGAGAAAGCTACTTGCGATACACCCCATAGATTCTCTGAAGTAGACCATTGTAGCTGATCCCAGTTATTAGAAAATACATCCTTTCTCATTCTACGACTGGTTTTTACATAAGAGCGACCAGGACCATAAGAAGAAAGGTCATCATTAGGATCTTGATAAGGGTTATTATAACTGATTATAGCAACCCTAACAGCATCATCTGCGAAGGCGATTAGGTTAGCCATTAGTGATTATACCTCATTAATGTCAACTGCCCATTATGATCTTCTACTATAGCAGTTAAACTCTCTACCCAATCACCACAGTTTAAATAGAGTATATTCTTAACATACTTAAAATCTGGAGTGTGAATGTGGCCACAAATCACACCATCAGTTCCTTCTTGTATGGCTAACTCAACCAACGATTCTTCAAAGTCACTTACATAAGATACGGCACTCTTGACAGCCTTCTTTATGGAAGCTGAGAAAGACCAATATTCCCATCCAAATAATCTTCGTAACCAATTCAAGGACATATTAAGACTTACTAACCAATCATATATAAAAGCGCCTATCTTGGCTAACCACTGGGCATGACCAATTACAGCATCAAAAACATCGCCATGTAATACAGTTAGTTTGATACCAGCCGCACTTATAAATATGGCTCGTTCAACTATAGTTACATTACCAAATTCAAATTGTTCCAGCTGTCTAATTTCTGGATCGTGATTACCAGGTAATACAATAAGCTTCTGCCCTGCTTTAGCTTTCTTTAATAATTGTTGTATAATAGCTGACGCTTCATTAGGCCAAACTTTACTTCTTCTAATAGCCCAAAAGTCTAAGATGTCTCCAATCAAATACCAAGTATTAGCATCATTATTTATTAAGAAGTCCTGTAGGCCAGAGTAATTACAAGGACCTCCCAAATGTAGATCTGAAATAAAGATAGTTCGGTAATGTGGCATTATAGTCCATGAGCTCTATTATGAAGACCTAATACAATATCTCCTGATGCATTCATAGCAGTAACTCTATCTTTCATAGACTCACTTCCAGGTTGATATCCTATTCCCATTGGAGTCATATTACCAACTGCAGTTGCTTCTACTGGGTCATTATTTCCTAATATGGCCGATGCCATTACAGGAATTCCCGCAGCTGTTATCAAAGCAGCACTCTTAGCTCCAGGAAAGGCACCTAACTTCTCATATGATTTATAGGTGCTCATAATAGGACCACTAAAATAACCTATACCAGCTCCAGCAATAGCACCTTGCATTTTATGACCATCAGGAGCAATTAGAGCACCAGCCCCAGCTCCTAATAAACCTAACATATGAGGTTTAGATAACATCTGGTAAGCAGCATTAGGAATACCAGTAGGTATATCCTTACCAAACATCTTGAAAGTTTTAAAGCTCTTATCAGCCGCCCACAAAGATTTAAACTTATTAACTTTCATCTCAGCTGCCTTTCTTAGACCAAAGGCACCACTCTGAGCTACTCTACCACCAGCTCTTATAGCTGCTGAAGCTCCTAATCCACCTAAACCACCTAAGAAGATACCTTTACCAAACTTAGACTCCATAGACTCATCAGGATCTCCAGCTACCATTTGATAGCCAGCTCCTAAAGCCATCCCACCCAGAAGTCTACCTCTCCATGGAGTTGCCTCCACACCCTTAGCAACCATAGAGAATAAGTCGTAAATCCCAGCCATTAGAATAAGCTCTTAACTAAGTTCCTCATCATTCCAGCTTTAGCCGTACCAGCCCTTCTCATAGCATTTGCCATAGGACGTGGATTACGCATCATATTACCAGCAAGAGTTTTCATCCCTGGCCCATATTTACTGGCTGCAGATGCCCCATATATACCACCGATTGCGGCAGCATTCCATGCTAGCCCAGTTCCCCAAGCTCCTACAAGAGAACGCCCTACACCCTTTCCTTCACGCCTATCTTGTCTATAAGTATGAATTTGATGAGCAGTACCTCCAATTGCAAAAGCTGCCGCACCGGCCATGAGTGCTATATTAGGATCAATTTTACCAGGTAGTGTCTTCATATAATTCATAGCAACACTAGATCTCATTTTTGTAAAGAATGCCATAGTCACACCTCTAGTTAATTCAAATCTGGTTAGTATAGAATAAGTTATAGAGCCGAAGACATTCTTTTTGAACCATGGGCAGGGTTTTTCATACTTCTATTTTGAGTGGAGGTGTTACTATTACCTTGACCTTTACGCATTATTGATAATCCTATAACACTACCTAAAGCTGCTACAGCAGCCACAGGACCTAAAGTAGCCATTCTAAGCTCGTTCTCTACACTCATCATCGAAGAAGAAAAACCTTTACGTCCTAGTTTAGAACGTCTCATATTTACTTGTTCTATTAAACTAGCTGAAGCTTGTCTACTTGTCTTGACTCCAGCAACTTCCGCCCTTTCTAACCATTTAGGATCACCCATGTTTGACCAAGCCAGTCTTTCAGATTCAATAGACAAAGGACCTCGTTTTGGACCCATTGCTTTAGCATTTTCATTATATAGATTCAACATATTTTCAGCTACAGGTTTAGAATGTTTCTTATTAAATATTTCTCCTAATGAGGGGGTTTTAGCTATTTCGGATTTGATAAAAGAATTATCTTTATTAGCATAATGAGCTGCATGAATACGTTCATGAGTTACACCACTAAGATTGAATGGATTACCTCCAACCCATCCTATCAACCATCGGTTATAGACTACTGGATCAACACCAGTAAACTTAGCATGAATAATTGCTGGTGAAACTTTACTATATGTTTTGGTTGCTACTTCTCTTGACATCATATTTGTAGCTTTATTAAAATGTGCTTTTATATGCGATGGTTCTAACTGTTTTTCATGTAACGGACCAAATGATCCTTCACGTTTTGCATAACGAGATATTCTCTTTAAACTAGATTCAGTTGGTACTGCTCCTTTACTAGCCATATAAAGTATCATCTTTAAAGCACGTGAGTCTTGTACTAATCCCCCGCCAGCCATATAACCCATTGGTCCAAACATACCAATCATTTCTTTGAAGCCAACTACAGCTTCACCACGAGAGGCTAAGACAGCATCAGATAAGTTTGGTTTAAAAAAAGGATTTGAATTATTCATAAATTAGAAAGGGTAGCCTGAGCTACCCTATTTGAAGGTACAGCTAATCCTGTCCTTTTGGACAGGTGGGGAAATTATACTTCGATGTCAGCTATTGCATTTCTTACTTGGTCAGCTATAGCAGACTGACGAGTGCTTAGATCGTTACCATTCTTACCTTGATAAGCTTTGAGTTTTCTTGTCTTGGCTTTTTCAGTCTTTTCCATATCATCAAGTTTCATTCTTCTGGCTGTACGGATTTCCTGAATAATCTCTTGATTGGCATGAACCTTCTGTTCATAAGATAAAGCCTCACCTGTCTGTAAATCAACTTCTTTTACTGATAGATCAGTCATTGAAGCAGCTTTACCTTCAGCCATAATCAGAGTGCATCTACGTTCCTGGACGTCCATAACAACTAGTTCTGCTATATCTGATTTCTCTGTTGCTGTAAGATCTGCTATACCTTTACCAAGATCCTTAGTCCAGTCTACGAACTTCTCGGATACATAGTCAGATTCTATAGGACAAATATCACCAATAGGGGCTTTATGCATCTCAAAAAGAGGGCAAGTGCCTGCTACAGGACAATGCTCACCAGCACACTTCATAGGAGCTGAAGCAGCGACTCCTAATACATTCTGGGCCTGCTTATAAATATCCATCTTCTGCTGTTCTACTTCTGTTAGCTCGATTTTCTTATTCTGAAGTAGAAAGTTAAGCAGTTTCTGTGGTGTAGTAACATCTATAACAGCTATATTAGAAACGGGAGGAGCAGGTGCCACTTCGGGGATTGAAGTAGCACCTACTGGTTCAGGCGATGAGCTCTTTGGCTTCTTAGGCATTTAAACCTCTCTATCTTCGGAAGAATCCTTAATTTCAATGGCAGTTAATTCTGCCGCTTGTTCTTCCTCTGTAGGGGGCTTAGTAATATGTTTTATAACAGCTGCCTCTAATTCTAAATCTTTAACTATAATCTTCTTAATAAGTATACCATCATTTGTCGATTCTATAATAACCTTACCACCTTTGATAGCGTGAGTACCAGTCTTTTCTTCAAGTAGTTCCAATAATCTTTCTAAATCTGGATCAGTAACTACAGGGGAATAATTTGCCCACTGATAATTAGGAACATTGACGATAGAAGGAGCAATAGGAACATTCCAAGTACCGCTAACATAAGTAGGGTCTCCTATATATCCAGAAGTGCCTGTAGTAATAGTACCTGTAGTAATAGCATTGTTATATAACATACCTGAACCCGCAGTATTAACCATTAGATTACCATTTGAATCTGTAATTGAAGGTATAGTCCCTGTTGTTATATTACTATCGGCTAAATTAGATGTGCTATGAAAATTAGTCTGTGCAACAGGAACCTGAGCTCCCTGAAAACTCGTACATACTGTATCGTTTTCTCCTGGCACCCATTTCTCCTCAGTGACGACCGCTTTTTTAATTCTCTGTGCTGCTGTAGTAAAAGACCAAATTGAATTCTGCCCAGTCATTATACTTCTCCTAATAAAGTAGTCTGTTGATTAATAGATTCACCCAAGAAATCCTTTATTGAGCGAGCCACAATTGGATGAGGGAATACTTGTGGTCTCTTTAATACTATCTGTTCTACTGCTTGATCCCAAGTACAATGAGTCTTAAACATTAAATAAGCAGCTACTATACTTGTAGACCGAGAAATTCCAGCGTGGCAATGAACAATGATTTTCTCATTATTCTTTACAGCTGTATCTATACATAAAATACCAAATACAATATTATCAGGATGTATTGGATATCCATCCCAAATACTAATTTGATTAATTATAAAATCCTTATCAGAAAGAACAGTATGTATTTCATCCGTACAATTAAGTATATGCTTTATACCTTCTGGGTTTTTATACGCCAGGGAAGCCGCAGCTCCAAAGGTGCCAATATAAATACAATCGGTAATCTGATCTATTGGATTAGCACCAATACTAATCATACTATAAGGATTCGTCATACTGGAAACTCCATTAGGGACTGTAACATAATATCATGAATCATCTGTCTCTCTTCCATTGACCAATAATCCCAGGCAATAGAAAAGTTATAACCTGGTCTTAGAGAATGTAATGTCACTCTAACAGGATTAGTAGGGTCTCCTGATAATACCATAACTAAAGAAGACAATGTCTTAATCCAGGACTGAAAGATATCTACATCATATACATTAACATTTAGATAAAATCTAGTACTACCTTGTTCCCTTAGCTCTCTTTTTCTGGCCCTGAAATACATATCTGGTAAAAGACCCCTTACAAAGGCCATATCTAATCTACCCAATTCCCCATAGACATTCTCACCCGTCCTATAAGGATATAAAACAGAAGCCTCACCTTCTGGCCTATCAAGAGGATGTCCAGAACAATACTCAGTAGACTTCATCCATATTCTATTATTAACTTCGTGTAATAGACTAATACCAGCCTGATCTATTGTAGACCAGTCTATATTTTCTGGCCGCCCAAAAGGGAACTCCGGATCAATACTTACTTCTTGCTGGGCTCCAGGTATTTCTGAAGCAGGAACTCCAACAAATTCGGCCATAGTCTCCTGCCCTTCGGCATTGTCTCCCAAGTTCTCCATTTTAATCGATACCTCGGCAGCGGCCGGGCCAGAGATGATAGGTAAACCTTTATCATTTGACACTTATACCTCTCACTGGTCCCCAAGCCATAGGCGGACCTGTTAGGATGGCTAATAAATTTGGCATTAATCTTCGTGGATGTTCATGAATCATATCTCGTACACAATCCCACTCAGAAGAATCACTCCAAGTTCTCCAAGACAACCTATATCTCTTAGGAGGTCTATCTTCGTCCTTATATGAATAACTCATAAGTTAATAATACCATAAATTGTAAGAAGCACCAACTATGATAGGTAAGCACTTATATATCGGTTAGGCCAGAAGGTATTTACAGCGGGTTTACAAGCAGCTATAGCAGACTTAGTTAACTCTGGTTTACTATTTACAATACAATGAAGGTAGGCTACGAGGGATATATCACTTGGATTAGTATACTTCTCATCTATAGACTTAATAGCTAATGCCAGCATATGACCTATAATAAACACCGACACAGCTCTATCTTTCTTACAATACTCAATCAATTCCTGGATCTGGGGAGTCTCATCAAGGATTTTACGCAGCATATCTATCCCACTTGCTAATCCACAAGTGACGGTAAATTCAATAGATTCAATGTGATCAATACAGGTCCTTAGCATTACCAAAGCCCTGCGGAGATCTCCTTCAATGTCCCTTTCTCCATAGATCCCAGAAGCACACGATCCAGAGTATGAGCAAGGTAAGACATCCGCCAAGGTAAAGTTGTGAAGCTTCGTCAAGTCTGAAGACATACATTATACAAGTCGTTCTTCTGAGTCATCATCTAAGTTAATAGAATCTAGAGTTCTATTATACTTTAAGTTATGACTCTGACAAACAAGACCACTACCATACATACCATCCCAGTCATCACTACTTAATTGAACGTGACACTGAAGATGTTCCCTTAACCATTCGAATTCCTGTTCAGTTATATCTTTATAACACTGATCATTTATATAAGGCAGATCTGTCATTTCATTATATCTATAGACAGCATAGACAGAAGTCGGCTCCAGGAATCCCACCCGCACGCAGAACTTCTCTGTCCCATAAATAAATAGAAATACAGGCATTTAAAAGCATTCTCCGCCCCGCAATTTTAAAATTCATTTTCCTAAGTCTAAGATAATCAATAACTTAGTATGTAATATTTACACACTAAACATCTCTTTCCTCTCCCATAATAGCATCAATTTCGGCTTTAACAGAAGAAGTTTCTAAGAAGATGTTCTTGTCAGCAGTTGAAAAGACCTCTTTATTGATCCCAGTGACTGGCTTCATAGCCTTAGCATGGGTCTGGCACGCAATAGAAGGGAATATGGGACACGCAAGGTCTATCCAAGCCACTATGGGACATTCTCCGTGATCTTTCAGGAAAACGGCCTGGGACTCCAATATACGATGCTTAGAATGAGCTTCATAGTTAGGCTTATGGCCGTTTTCATACTCTGTTACCCAAGCTCCCACGGTAATGGGTATATGGCCAAGAGTCTTATTACTGGGTATCAATAGATAGAATTCCTCAGGCCCTAACGGATCTACATCAAGGGAAGGATTAGAAGCTGAAAGATAACCAATAGGGCCAAGGATAAGATTAGAGTGTGGCATAAGAGCTTTTATTGCTGCGGCAAGAGCCATTTGATGATTAGTCAAGCCAAGTCCTTCTGGAATAATTTCGTCAAAGATAACAGTTTGGTGTGTCTTAGGGTCAGTAAATACTGTCTTTCCATTTTCATGGATTAGTTTACCTGGTTCCTTTTCTTCCATTTATTATCTCCTCTATATTTCCCTCTCTTCGCTTTCATCATACATATTTACAGCTTCTTCTGTCCTGAAGAGAATAGGTTCAGGAGAGTGATCAAGTATTGCATTATAGCGTTGGACAACATATCCAGGAGGAACAGCAGGGAAAGACGGATGGGCTAATAGGACACATATACAATATGTGTCATCGTCTTGGAATACCCTTGTAGGAAGAGAATCGGCTGGTATGTCAGGTGGAAGATACAACTGAGTACTACCTGTCATTATACCTAGTAATTCTGGAATAGGGATTACAAGTATCTTTTCCTGGCGGCCGTTTGCTCCATTGCTGAACAAGAATGCAGAGCTGGGCTGTGAGTTCTCCATTAACTTGGAAACAACAGCCTTAAGTTTATCTGAAGGACTTGTAAGTGAACTTGCAGGAGGGTAGATAGGCATACCATTCCAAAAGTCTTTGGAATCAGTAGTATCACTCATAATTACCTCCAAGTATATAAAAGGCTTACATGCGAGAGCTAATTTCTTTTCAAGTCGATTCGATTTTATTGTATACGACTGGTTAGTATATAGAAAAGACCCTTGGCTAGTCGGGTTTTTTTAAGCAACATGCGAGGCAGAAAATGCCAAGTGGTTAATAGCCTAGAGAATGAGAGAGTGAGAGGATTGGGATGAACGTTTCGAGCCCACCCGGTTCACTCTCAAATTAAACTAAAGGAGAATGACAATGAATACCATCAAGCTGTTGCGTTACTTCTACAGACTGGTCAGGTCAATAAGAAGAGAACACAGGTCAACTTGGTATGATGCATTCGTTTACACATTCAACCATTTTGAGTTGGGTTGGGTGGAAGAATGTGATCACTTAGTGTTCAGATTTACATCTCACATATTGTAAAGTTTCCATCTCACTTAACTAGATTATAGTTAAGTAATGTATTTCTATAACCTATTCTTTATGAGTAGGTTATAGAATGTACATTACACAATGTGTACAGAGTAAAGGAGAATAACAATGACGTTTCAATTCCGTCCGTTTGGTATTGGATTCACAGATCTAACAAAGGAGGACATTAAGAAAGCAGCTGTTACAACAGCATCAACTGTTGTTGGTTGCGGGATCATTGCTGTGTCCAAGTCTTTGGAATACACAGCTAATGGTCTTGTTGCTGCGGCGGATGTTGTTACGAGTGTGCATGATGGATTCATTGCTACTTCTCACAGCTATTGTGAGAAGAGCACTCCAGTTGCACAGAAGACTAACCTTTTCCTTCATACTTACGCCGAGAAGTGTGCGATGAAGCGTAAGGAGAGGATGGTAAAGTATCATGCTGTTCACATGTCTAAAGTGAACAATTAGTAATGTATCTTACCAGCCTATTCGCAGTAGGCTGGTGAATGTACATTATGTAATATGTACAGATTACAAGGAGAATACCAATGACTGCATCTATGCGTCGGCGTATCTTTGGAACAGAGGATATGTACAAGCCTGTTGTGGTTCGGACTGTTCCACCTCCGACCACATTCAAGCTGGGGAGGATTGCTGTTATCACTGTTGACAAGAACTGGAAGCCTCTTGTCAGAAAGGAGGGCAAGTAATATGGATCAGTTCACTCAAGCAGCTGAGAAGTTGGTGTTCATTGCTCCATTATTGCCGTGGATTGGCATGGCAATAACGGTAGTGGTAGTGACAGTGTGGTCCCACATCGTGGGGAAGGAGTAGCAAGGATCTTAATGAAGCATTGTCTCATTGAGATCTTGAACTCGTTGTTAGGCTCACGTTTTACCGTGGTAGATGTAGAAGTATAAGTCTAAGGAGAATAACGTGATGAAAAGCTATTTGGTTGACATTGACCTTGCCGTTACGTCTTATCAGTCCTTGCTACCGTATATTCATTTGTTAGGGAGGCGAAAGGGATATTTTGAGGCTAAAACCACGAATAATCAGAGTGCTGTATTTCGTGGTTTTATCTCCAACCTGTCCGAGCTTGAGAAGATCTGTAAGGACTTGGAACACATCGGTGGGTATTACCACTGTACTGTTCGAGTTATGTTGTAATTGTATTTGCTGTATGCATGGCGGGAGCTAGCTCCGGCTAAGTCTAGCACACCAAGAGGTGAGTTATGAATCAGAAATATCATTTGATTATGAATGGCAGTAAGAGGGATCCTATTATTCTTAGGACCCCGCATGTGGAGGGTCAGAAGTATAACTCAGCCACGATGTTCCACGAGATATATGACAGGCGTCAGTTCTTGGAACAGCTTGGTATTCCATTTGCGATGGCTACCGTGACTGAGAGGTCACAAGCCGAAGACTTGTTGTTGAATGGTCGAATGATCAATGGTGAGCATTGGTTTGCTCCTATTGGTTATACCAGGGATGATAGCGCAGTGTTCATTCTCACTCTGGGGGATTATACTCCAGAGCATATGTTGGAGCTGTTGGGTATGAGAATGAATGAAGATCCAAAGCTTCTGCGTACTAACCTTGCAAAGTGGGATCACACTTTCAAGGTCAGTAAGTATATGAAGCGGCTTTGGTCACATCATCGTAGTTATATCCAGGGTACCGTGATTGAAGACCTGGGTGATGTGATCAAGGTTAAACTGGACAATGGTGAGGACATTACCGTTCGCTATGCCGATTATGGCAAGCTGGTGGACGGTATGAACCTGGTGGCCAGTCGTTTGATGAGTGTATTACCAGTCAGTGATGAAGTCAAGCTCAGTGCTGATACTGGCACTGGTTTGCGTCTCACTGTGTTGAGTCCGAAAGGATTCAGCAAGGGTCATGCTATTGTGCTGGGTGATTTGGAGTATGACCTGGTGTTATTCAATAGCAAGAAGTTGCTGTTTGGTGACCGGTTTACATTGGGTATGGATGCCCTGCATTCTGGTGGGCTATATACCGATGCTCAATCGATCATCAATTTCCAGATGTATAACACACCTATGTTGGGTGAGTGGGCTGAGAAGTTTATGAGAGAAGTGCTGGATGCTATCCAGGACGAAGAGAAGATTCGTCATATGTTGGGTGCATACGGCATTGACTTTCATAAGGACTCAGCGACTGGTCAGTATTATGATAAGGAGAAGGGATGGGCACTGGAGCGTATGCTACAGGGGGGTGTTGGCATTAAGCAACACCCAGCTGGCGTACGTAAGGTAAGTAACTTGTTTATGAAAACAGTAATGTCCTGTGAGTATGGCCCGAGTGATAGCAAGGGTCGTACTCGCTCATTGCGTATACCTGTGCCTCCTGAGTGTGGTTGTGCCAGGTATATTATGGTTGATCCAACTATCTTTGATACCACTGGTACACCATCATTAGCTGGAGTTTTGCGTGGCTATGATTGTGCTGTCCGTGGTCATCAGGGTGAGGTGGTTATCCATCGGCAGCCTAATGCACATCGTGGTGAGGCTGTGAAATTGGATGCTGTTGCTAACCCATGGCTTATGAGTATGGATACCGGTACATTCATATTTGTAAGTTGTGATTCAATTGAAGAGGTCTGTGAAGTACAGGGTGGTGGCGATCAGGATGATCGGGAGGTGATTTACACCGACAAGCGTATGGTGGATCACCTCAAGTCATTGCCTACGTATTTTGTGGAGCCTAAGCAGGTAAAGAAAGAAGTAAAGCAGGTGCCAAATAGGTTTATGGATTTGGCATCTATACCTGTGTATGACAAGCGTCAACTGATTACGATCATAGCTAATCAGGAACAACAACGTGTGAACATTGGTCAGGCTGTCAATCCTATTATGTTTGACACTCTGATCACTGATGAGCGTCGTCAGATTATGGATTATCTGTATACACTCATTGGTAATCCAACTATGGATCAGGCCAAGCTACAGAAGGCCTGGGATGTATTGGAGGAGTTCAAGGGTAATAGGTTAATTACTATTGCCTCTAACCTGGAACAGATCATTGATGCTGTGAAGCGTGATGGTGCTGATGTCAGGGCATACGCTAAACAGATCCTTGATTTCTGGGCCTGGTTGCCAGTATGTCCTGAAGTGTTCTTGAGAGGAGGGTTTGAGAATCGTGGTAGGCTACCAATATCTCGTCGAGATGAGAATCATCCTATTGTAGTCAAGACCAATCTTGACTATGTATTTGATGATATCAAGAAGATGAGACAGGAGTTGGAGGATATGGTAACTATTCTCACTTGGCAGATGTGTGAACATCCGTCAATGGAGATCTTGACAGATCCAACTCGAACGGCAGCAAGGCCAACTGCTCTTGCCATTAAGATGTTTTATGGTGAGCAGTTAAGGGAGATTATGGCTAAGGTGCCTGAGGATGACATTGATGGACGTATTCAAGGCTTTATCAAAGTCGATGAGAATACGTACAATCAGTTCAAGGATCATCCGCAGATCATTGATGCTATGGTTGAGCTGTATGCGATTGTGTATGATCGTGTACAGCCGACGGCTCCTATCGATGAGCAGACTGGTCGTCCCAAGCCTTATCCTGATGGTATCTTGTGGGGACCGAGGATGAGTGGGTTGACTATTGAAATGCTTGATAGGGTGGGGCTTGCAGGAAGGTATGTGGAAGCTACCATCTACAAACAACAACGGAAGTATTTCCGTCATGCTGTCCTTGATGTCAATATCAAGGATGGTGTGATTACACAGGAGGGTACCAATGTGGAGATTGGTATGATTGATCCAATTGCGGATGGTAAAGCCAAGCTGGATCATGGCTTGGTTAAGGTGCCATCTCATTTGGTAATACCGAAGCTACGCATTCCACCTCCCTCTGTGAGTGTGTATACCGTTGTAAATGGTATGTTTACACGCAATGCCACACCAGAGGAGGTGCAGGCCTGGACGTTGCATGGTGTCAAGCAAGAGCATGTGCATCTGAAACCATATAAGTATATGGGTGCTGATATGGTTGAAGAGCATGCTGTTGCTGTTGTATTAGTGGATAGTGGTGTTGTGATTGGTAATTTGACGAGAGAAGATGCTCCTCAGATTACCGAGCTCACAGAAGGGTGGTTGACTCGTGGTAATACACCAAGGACAATGCGTGTCATTGTCAAGGGAGGGAGATAATATGTCAAGTGCAGCTAAAGACCCTCTTTTTATGTATATGGCACGTTTGACTGGTGTTCAAGCAAAGAAGTTATCTCAATTCTTCGAGGATGTTGGTAGACGTCCTTGGGAGGATAACACTAACGCTCGTGATGCCTTACTTTTATCTCACAGGTTAAAAGTATGGTATATGAAGAAAGGAAAGAATGGTGTCCCCGAAGACACAATGGAGAAGTTTGTGTTCAAGATGTGGGAGTGGACATTCATAATTGCCTGGTTGAGTGCTGAATTAAAAAGAAACCCAGGTGATTTTGGAATGGAGGAGATACTTGAACAAGTCCAAATGAGTGAATTAATGGTGCCTGATATACTGAAATTAGGGCACTATGAATAGCTCGTAATTGTTTGGATTTGTGGGGATCTGGTGGCCATAGATAATATGGTCACCATTTACGTGTATATGGCTGGATTTTCAGCTATTTGCACGGGTAAAAACAGGCCAAGTAGAAGGTGTATTTTGGAGTAAAACATACCCAGAAATGGGACTCAAGGAGAATCAAATGGACAATCGATTCGCAACTCTGATACCACGTCAGACTCACATCCTCATGCAGAAACCACCGGTAAGCGATCTGTTGGTGACTGTACGGGTGTTGGCTGACAACAATGTCCAGGGTGACGAAGTGGTCACAGGCATTGGCAAGGGAACCAAGGACTCCACATTCACTATCAAGCGTGGGGAGTTCGTGGTTGGACGAGGCATACGTGGATGTCAGTTCACATTCCTCGGTACCTTGGCTGATAAGGCTGTGGAACAGGGGATCAAAGTGGGAACTGTGCTACGTATCGATGGGTTACCACACGGCAGGGTTAATGCCTTTGGTAATGACTTCGAGCGTAAACCTGTGGTTTATGTTGACTGGTTTGAGATTGTCAGTCAACCTGAACCAAAGAGTGGGATGGCTCATATCGATGACAAGGGAGGGATTGAGCCATTGCCTGGCGAGAAGCTCCAGAAAGTCGGGGAATAAAGCCAGGTAAGTAAAGGTATGGGCTTGTATGTATTTATGAGATACATATGAGCCCATATTTCTTTACTTGAGTGGGCATAGATCTGGAAGTATCAGGAGTATCCTGGATCTATGTAGATGGCCTCTAGAATGGTGTTTAAACGCTATTAGAGGCTATTAGAGCGATGAGAGATAAAGGTTCTAGGTATCCTGAATATGCCTGGTCTTTTGATCTCTTATTGTTCCACACATCTACCCTATAATCCTAACCTATCCTATAATCTTATGGGATAGTGTAATTGGAATCTACCCAGTCCCTGGGAGCTTATTAGATTCTAATAGCCCTGAATCAGCTCGGGTTTTTCCTGATTTGAAAGGAGATGTATGTTTAAACCAGATACAATGACCATTCGCCCCGTTACCAGAGGTGAATTTGATCCTCTGGTTATTGATCGGTTGAGGTTGACGAACATTGATCTTGAGATGGCAGCAGATTATGCTGCTATTGATGCCGCTGAGGCTGAAAAGGAGAAGGCAATGCATATCGAAGATAATGGTGGCCCTCTGGCTAATGCTCGTAAGAGAGCATATGAGACAAGTGAAGAGACTATGCTTCATATCCTTTCTTCAGTGGGAGATGGAAGGATTGAGCACGTTGCTGAACAGCTTAAGATTGACAAAGGATTCATATCAGCTACCAAGTATTTGAGAGACGAGCTTGGAGTCAGTTTGAATCAGGCT